ACCATGACCTCGATCTCGCGTGCAACTGAGCGCAATTCGCCCATCGTCTGCCTGTCACGAACTTGCTCGGCGTTGCGCTCGATGTCTTCTAGTGTGTAAACATCAGAAACCATTGCTTATCCGCCTAAATTAACAACTGAATAAAAAGCCCAGCCAATCGGCTGGGGAAAGTTCGCCATAAGCGAACAGGGAGTCATGAAGCACCTGTTGTATTTTTCCGGATGCGTTGGGCCAAAAGAGCACCATTTGTGTCCAGTTCAATCTGGAACTGCCTGATCGGCGGTACACCTTTTCGCTTCCATCCAGCAACAGATGCTGTAGTAACGCCAAAAGCGCGAGCGACATTCGCCGCGCTTTTGTAGTGGTTGATGAGTTGCTCGTATGTCATGCGTCGAATGCTAGTCATAACTAGCCGCATTTGCAAGCCATGACTAGGGTTTTGCCGAACAAAATTGTTCGTCAGAGGATAGAAAAGGGGGCTTGTATGTCTAAAGTAATATTTACTGAAAATAGTGACATCTCTACCATTGGCAGCAGGATCAGATATGCGATGGAGAAAAAGGGAATGTCACAAGCAGAACTACACCGAGCCATAGGGATAAAATCTAGCAGCATGAGTAACCTGATAGGCGGGCGCAGCAAAAGCCCGTCGGCATCAACACTGATGAAGCTCGCGGAAACATTAGACGTTTCCCAGGCATGGCTCATGGATGGAACTGGATCACCTGGCGATAAGCGTGTTCTAGTCTCTGATGCGGAGATACACCGCAACCTGGATAGGCTCCCGGCAGACCAGAAGCAGGCGATTGCAGCAGCGATAGAAGCCATGATCCTGACGTCCAAAAAATAGTCAAACCAGACAACAAGAAATAAATGCGCAGATTTATCTGCGTTTTTTTTTGAATTCATCCTAGTTATGCCTTGCATTTGATACTAGCTTTGACTAGCATTCATATCGTCAACAACGAGCAAGGAGTACGAGATGGCTGGGTGTTTTGGCGGTTCGGCAGAAGACAAAGCAATGGAAGCGGACCTGTTCCGATTCCTGGCAAGCCAAGCGGAAGATAGCGCGATTCAGGATGTTGTTGATGACCTGATGCTCAAGGCCATCGACAAGAAATTCACGGAGTCGCTTTGCAGTGACTGGGAGTTTCTTCAAGAGCAAATCGGAGAAGTTGCGAACACAGTCGCAAAGCATGCGCTCGCTGCAGAGCGCGCGACAAACCGAGATGCATCCCACATTCAATATGCCCTGCTCGGGCAAAAGATGGTCGACATTATGCGCAAAGCGCTGCTCACCATCGCCGAACATGAGGCTGAATGCCATGCATGACTACATCGTCACCATCAGGACTGTAAGCGGAAGGAATCTCACCGTTACGGCGATTGCAAGAAACACAGTCGCTGCGATGATTTCTGTGTGCAAGGCAGTCGGAGAGATGCCTGCACGTATAACCGGGAGGCCAGCATGATGAACTTTGAGACACGAAGGATTGATGCGCCAGACCGCGTCGCCATACCGCCGCAGCGCAGAACCAACATGGCAATGCGCAAGATCGTTGATTCAGCCATTCGGCTGGCGAAGTACGACCGGGACCAGGCGCTCGACATCATGACCAGCCACCTTGTCCCGATTCATGTCGCAGTTCGGATTATGGCAGGCAAGCAAAGATGCGACATGGGATGGAGCAAATCATGAACTCTAACTGGAGCCTTCGATTTCCAAGAACAAGCCGTGAGGCTTACGGGTATTGCGTGAGCTTTAACACGCACAACAAGGACCGGATGGTCTTCATTGCATGCGCCATCCTGGCTGCATTTATGGCTGGTTTCATGCTTGGGTCTGGGCAATAAATGAGGCACACAAAAGCAAGGATAGTTGATCACCTGACCATGAATGGTCCGGCAACAAAGGTCGAACTTGCAGACGTGTGCTGCAGAACTGCCAATGCGATATACAAAAGTTTGAAATCGATGCAGAACGAAAGAGTTATCCACATTAAGGGCTTTGTCGGTAAGGCAAATGTCTCACCGTTGTACGCACTCGGGAATCAAGCAGATGCGAAGCCGCCAAGAAGAACTAACTGCGGTCGAGTCCTTACAGAAAATGCGGTAATTAATGTCCGTCGATTGCTGAATGACGGAAAGAAGCAAAAAGAAGTTGCTGCATTGTTTGGCATATCAGTGCCAACGGTAAGCAACATTAAAAACGGCAAGGCATGGAAACACATCAAGGAGATGATATGAGCACAGCACTGACAACACAAAGTGGTGGCGCGCTGGCGATCAGCGACCAGGAACTGATGGGAGTTTTGAGATACGACAGGGATACAGGGATTATTTATTGGGCAATTCGTAGCGGAAGATCAAAGCCAGGAAACGTCGCCGGAACAGTGAAGACTGACGGATATATCCAGATTAGAGCGTGCGGCGGACAGCATTACGCGCACCGCATCGCATGGCTGTTTGAGCATGGTAAATGGCCTGACGGTCACATCGATCATATCGATGGCGATCCGACGAACAACAGAATATCAAATCTCCGTGATGTTTCCATTGGGATGAACATGGAAAACCAGCGGCACGCTCATGTCAGCAACAAAAGCAGTGGGTTGCTTGGCGTCAGTTTTGATAAGCAAACAGGACGCTGGATGGCAAAAATCAGCGTCTCAAACAAGACAAAGAACCTTGGCAGATTTTCAGACCAGAACAAGGCCCATGAGGCATACGTCGCGGCTAAACGCCAACTACACCCTGGAGCAACGATATGACAAACGAAGTGGCAAGACAAGACAGCGTGTGCGGATTTCCGTCGCTGGCAATGAGTGAGCGCGAGTTGATGACAGTGCTAGAAGGGAGCCTTTATCCAGGCGCACAGCCAGAATCAATAAAGATGGCAATTGGATACTGCAAAGCGGCTGGATTGGACATCATGCAAAAGCCAATTCACATTGTCCCGGTCTGGGACAGCAAAGCCGGCCGCATGCGCGACGTAATCATGCCGGGTGTCGGCCTGTACCGGACGCAGGCCGCGCGAAGTGAGAATTATGCCGGCGTCTCTGAGCCGGAATACGGTCCTGACGTTACCGAGAACATTGGCGGCGTCATGATCACCTACCCAGTGTGGTGCAAGGTCATTGTCCGCCGCGCAATGAAGAACGGCAACATTGCCGAGTTTGCGGCGACAGAACGCTGGAAGGAAAACTACGCAACGAAGGGGGGGAAAGAAAAGTCCATCGCGCCTAACGCGATGTGGACAAAGCGCCCATACGGCCAGATTTCCAAGTGCGCTGAAGCCCAGGCGCTGCGCAAAGCATTCCCTGAAGTCGGGTCCGCACCAACAGCCGATGAGATGGAAGACAAGAGCTACGGCGAAGGCGCTATCGACGGAACGGTTGTCCCCGAGGAAAAACGCGCCGAACTTACACAGTATGACGCGCACCAGTTCGATGTGAACTTTCCGAAGTGGCAGGACACGATCAAATCCGGCAAGAAAACTGCCGAGCAGTTGATCAGCATGATCGGAACCAAAGGCTGGCTGACAGAGGCGCAGAAAGAGGCGATTCGGGACTGCGAGATTGCGGATGCAGATGAAGCCGATCCGTTCGTCGCTGCGATGGAAGCAGAAGAAGCCAGGGAGGCCGCATGAAAACGCTCGACCTTATCCAAGGCAGCCAAGAATGGCTAAACGCCAGAATGCAGTACCTGACCGCCAGCGAAGCACCTGCCATGCTCGGGTTGAGCAAATACAAGACTCGGTCTGAACTGCTGCGCGAAAAATCAACCGGAATCGTGCCTGAAGTGGATGCGGCAACACAGCGCCGGTTCGACGCCGGACATGCAGCAGAAGCAGCGACCAGGGTGTGGGCGGAAAAACTGATCGGTGAAGACTTGTACCCGACCACAGGCACGACGGAAATCGAAGGCTTGCCGTTACTCGCCAGCTTCGACGGCGTCAACCTGGACGAGTCGATCTGTTGGGAAAATAAGTTGTGGAATGCGGAGTTTGCCAAGCAAGTGGCAGACCGCATTGTGCCGGATACGCACTGGCCGCAACTTGAACAGCAGATGCTGGTCAGCGGCGCGCAGAAAGTGCTGTTTACCGTCAGCGATGGCGACACACAGATTATTCACACTTGGTACGAGTCGGTACCGGAACGCAGGGTGCGCCTGATCGCAGGCTGGAAGGCGTTCAAAGCGGACATGGAAAACTTCCAGTACGTCGAGGTGATTCCTGCAGCAGTAGCAACGCCTGAAGCTGGGCTGCCATCCGTATTTATCCGCGTCGAAGGCAGCATTGCTCTGGTGGATAACCTGCCAGCATTCGGCGAAATCCTGACCGATTACATCGCACGCATGAAAGTGATCACGGAAAAGGATAAAAAAACAGACCAGGACTACGCTGATCTTGAGCAAGCCGTCAGGAACATGAAGCGCGCAGAGGAAGAACTCGATGCGGCGGAAAACAGCGCGCTTGGACAAACCGAAAGCATCGACTCAATGCGCAAGACGGTTGCGATGTATCGGGCCATGGCGCGGGATAACCGGCTGTTGATCGACAAGCTGGTCAAGGCCGAGAAGGAAAGCCGCAAAGCAGAGATCATCGTCAACGCCAGGAAAGCTATCGAGGAACACATCCAGAAAATGAACGTGCGAATCGGCGGCAACTGGATGCCAGCAGCGAGCGCGGCACCATTCGCCGAAGCCGTCAAGGGACTAAAAACCCTGGACAGCATGCGTGAAAAAGTCGGAACAGCACTGCGCGACATGATGTTCGAAGCAAGTCTGATGGCAGACCGGATCGAGTCGAACCGCAAGAGCCTGACCGGCGAGGCGCACGACTGGATGTTCCTGTTCCCAGATTTCCCAGCGGTCTGCCAGAAGCCAGTCGAAGATTTCGCCGCCATGTTGTCGATGCGGATCACGAATCACAAAGCCGCCGAAGATAAAAGACTCGAAGCCGAGCGCGAGAAGATCCGCGCAGAGGAACGCGCCAAGGCGGAAGCGGAAGCGCAAGCGAAAGCAAAAGCCGAAAAGTCCGCTCTGGATGCGGAGGAAATGAAGAAGCGCGCCGAATTCGAACACCTCCAACGTGAAGAAGCGAAGGCATTCCAGCGGCAGGCGGCAGAGCAGGCACAAGGACGCGCGGCCATGGCCGAAGCCGAGCAGTTGATCGCCAGCGCGAAATCAGCGACAGCAACGCCACCAATCGAGCAGTCGGCAGAGACAGCAGAGAGCGAGAACCTGCTCAAACTCGGCCAGATTGGTGAGCGACTTGGATTTTCCGTGACGGCAGAATTAATCGCCTCACTCGGCATCTTGCCAAAAGCACAAGACCGGTCAGCGAAGTTGTACTCGCAGGCCGATTTCATCCGCGTCTGCGACGCCTTGATTGCCAGGGTCACAGCAGCACGCAACGCGCAGTACCAACCTCAGTAACCAGGAGATCGAAATGCCGCTACCAATCAATGTCAGCCTCGCAACCGTCTACATCGCCACCGAAGACGGTGAAGTCAAAACCCTCATGGATGACGCCAGCGACAAACTTGCTGAAGTCGTCAACGCTGTCGTCGCCACCGGCAAAGCCGGGTCGTTGACGATCAAGATCGACCTCAAGCCTTCAACCGCTGGCGCGCTCGCAGTGCGCGGCGATGCGAAAGCCAAGAAGCCGGCCGGTCTGCCACGCGAGGCGCTGCTCTGGCCGACACCTGAAGGCAACCTCATGGGCGAAGACCCGAACCAGGCGAAATTCGAATTCAAGCAGGTCAACACCCCGAAGACAGAACTCAAGTCGGTAGCCGCCTAACCTACAACCTGCACGCCTCGCGCGGGCAACTCCAAAGGAAGAAAAATGGATTACAAAACAGGAAAACTCGACGCGGCAACTCTGCTGGATGCCGGCGCTGCGATGGTTTCTTCGGCGAAGTTTGTCGATGAAGAATCGCATCCCTATATCGTCGTCCCGGAAGGATACAAGATCGCTGACATGGAGAAGTTCATGTCAAATCCGACGCGGAAACGTGGGACTGTTTCGGTCAGCGATTCGCGCAGCTTTGTGGACTTTTTAGTCCGCCATGGTCAGGAACATGACGCTGCGATCTATGCCGACATGGACGCAGAAGAAAGTCGGCTGAACATGACTGCTGTTCTCAATGACCACGACTACAAGCTAGACATCGCCGGATGGATGGACCATCGCTGCGTGTTCCAGCCGAAACTTTCAGTCGAGTGGAAGCGCTGGCTCACGAAGGATGGTGTATCGATGAACCAGTCCGACTTCGCTACCTTCCTGGAAGACAACCTGGGCGACATCGCCAGCGTAGAAGGCATGCCGACCGGCGCGCAGATGCTGACCATGGCGCTGCAGTTCGAAGCGAACAGCGACAAGCGTCTGCGCAGCAAGGTCAACCTGCAGTCCGGTGGTGTGCGCTTCGAGTTCGTGGACGATGAAACGAAGGAGACGCGCACAAGCATGGAAGTGTTCCAGCGCTTCACCATCGGCGTGCCGGTGTTCCAGGGCAGCAAGAGCGCATACCCGATTGTTGCGCGCCTGAAGTACCGCGAGAAAGACGGAAAGGTCAACTTCTGGTTCGAATTGATCCGTCCTGATCTGGTGTTCAAGACTGCGGCAGATGAGGAAACCAGTCTCATCGCGGCAGCCACTGGCTTCTTGATCTTCAACGGCAAGATTTAAAAGGGTCTGGCCGGGAAACCGGCCAGAAGAAAATGCGGAACCTCGACACAATAAATCATCTTCGTTCAGATTCGCGCGATCTCTATGGATCGAATGGCGATAGCGGAAATGGCGTTTTTATGATCACCAGCAAGATCGACCATACAACACTGGTGGTCGTCGCAAGCGATCAACTCGGATGGGATCACGTCTCGGTCAGTCACCGGAAGCGGGTGCCGAACTGGTATGAGATGGAGCAGGTTAAGGCGATGTTCTTCGAGGAAGACGAAACATGCATGCAACTGCATGTCCCAGCTTCAGATCACATCAACAACCACGCCAACGTGCTGCACTTGTGGCGACCACAGAAAGCAGAAATTCCACGCCCGCCGTCAATCATGGTTGGACTCGAAGGTGTGACGAATGTCACCAGTGAACAAGTGAAGAAATTCATCAAACCCAGTCTCGTAATGGCATCGATTCTCGCTGCCACGATGGCTCAATAAGGAAATTAAAATGGCATCAGTCAATAAAGTGATCCTGGTTGGAAACCTGGGGAAAGACCCAGAAACACGCTACATGCCAAACGGCGATGCGGTAACCAATGTCGTCATCGCCACATCCGAGTCGTGGAAAGACAAGAACAGCGGCGAGAAGAAAGAGGCGACAGAATGGCATCGTGTCGTGTTTTTCCGCAAGCTGGCAGAAATCGCCAGCCAATACCTGCGCAAAGGCTCGCAGGTTTACATCGAAGGCGCGCTCAAAACGCGCAAGTGGCAGAATAAGGATGGACAGGATCAGTACACCACCGAGATCGTCGCCGACGAAATGAGGATGCTCGGCAGCAAGGGTGACCGTCCGAGCAATGACGGAGGACAGGGTCCGCACGGAGACTCGAGCGAGCAACCGGCGCAGCAGAACGCGACGACGAAGTCCGCCGAATTCGACAACGACGACGACATCCCATTCTAAAGTACACGCCATGCTTGAGAATTACTTCGTCATCGCTGCCGTGTTCACTGCATGGGCCATTGGATATCTCGACGGGAGAAAATTAACCTCACTCTTCAAGTCGAGATTCCATGCCTTTGTGCTGGCGCTGGCTGCCGGCATTTTTTGGCCGGTCACCGCCGCATTGATCATTTTCAAGTAAGCATGAGATCAATCGACATCATCGAAGCCGCAGAATTCCTTGGCCTGCACTGCAACACCCTGCAGGCCAGGGCGAAAGCCGGCGAAATCCCTGGCGTCAAGATCGGGAAAGAGTGGAGATTCATCGACGTTGATCTTGTCGAATACATGCGCTCACAATACCTGTCCAACAAACAGGACGGGCAAGAGTCGTGTCGATCTACAAGCGAGGCGAAATCTGGTGGTACTCGATCACGCTCAAAGGTAGACCAAGGGCTAGAGGAAGCACTGGCGAGAGTGATCGGGAAAAGGCGCAGCGCAAGCACGACGAGATCAAAGCAGAACTCTGGCAAGCCAAGCCTGTCCGTGGTGCAGAACGCACATGGAACGACGCATGCATTGCCTGGCTGAACGCTGGGGAGCGCGGAGAATCTGACGGATACACCATCAGGTCGCTCGGGTACAAGAACCGGGCGCTCTCGCAATGCACGCAGGCAAGCTTCGAAGAAGTCCTTGATGGACTGTCGCCAGCGACGTGGAACCGCAAGCGGAACACGATCATGGCGATCCTGCACATGGCAGGCGTCAACATCAAGATATCCACCCGGAAAGTCGCAAAACAGCGCATCCGATACCTGACCGCCGAGGAATGGGAGCGTCTCGACGCGGAATTGCCGTCACACCTTCAGGCCATGGCTCGATTTGCAATATCGACCGGGCTTCGCCAGAGCAACGTCACACAACTCAAATGGGATCAGGTCGACATGGACCGGCGCGTCGCCTGGATACACCCGGACGAAGCCAAAGCCGAGAAGGCAATCGGCGTGCCGCTTTCTGACATGGCGATGGAAGTCCTGCAAGGACAGAAAATCCTGAGAGACGCGGAAATCGCTCTCGCAGAAACAGAAGGACGGAAGTTCGACCCGTCCTACGTCTTCACCTACAAGCGCAAGCCCATCGCCAAGATCAAGACCGCATGGACGAAGGCGCTCGCCAGAGCAAAGATCGAGAACTTCCGGTGGCACGATCTGAGGCACACCTGGGCAAGCTGGCATGTCATGTCTGGAACACCGCTGGAAGTGCTGAAGCAACTCGGCGGTTGGAGCGACTACTCCATGGTCCTTCGTTATGCACACCTGGCTCCAGACCACCTGGCCGGGTTCGCCGGCAACGCAAAGCCGTACCAGCGCGCAGCGTAGTGTGACCAGCACTGTGACTTACTGTGACGGAATCAGGCTGATTGTGACTGAATATCAGGCACAAAAAAGCCGCCAGATCGGCGGCAGATTCGCTCTAACTTACTGATTTACAGGTCAATTTCTGGTGGGCAGTACGGGGTTCGAACCTGTGACCCCCGCCGTGTGAAGGCGGTTTAAATCATATATATCCATTTGATTTAAAAGCATTTTCATTGTTACTGTGTACAAATCACTGTGACCTACAGATATTTTCAACGTCTAGCATGACGTGATAACGTCGCAGTCTTACCAACAACAGGAGATGACGATGAAAGCCTCTGAATCTGCTTCGATTCGCGCACAGATCCAGGAACTGCAAGCAAAACTCGCCGAGGCTGATGCACAAGAGCGCGCAGAGGCTCTTGTGCAGATGAAGGAATGGCAGCGTCAGTACAGCTTCAATGGCCGCGAACTCGGCCCGGCTTTCAGGACAAAAAAGCGCGGCGCTTGATTACGACAGAACAAGAGCCGGCAATTCGGCCAGCAATTCAGAAGCGGTCGGTACCGGCCGATTCCCGGCTACAACGTCAGCCATGATGGCGTAACACGACCCCCATACCGCGCCACGCCATGCCACAAAAGCGGCACCTTCAGCCTGGAACGGATTCGCCGCACCAGCATAGGAGCAGGCGCTGACGATGTTGTCGTAGCCAGATGCTATTGCGGCCGCGTCAAGGTGAGACTGAACCAGTCCGGAGAGCCGCGACACCACGATGTCAGCTTCTACTTCGGCAAGTTTTTCGTTGACCAGCGCTTCAGAAATGACAGGCGTATCTCCCCATATCACGCTGCCATACACGTCTTCACCGATGACGGAAATCGCTGCATCCGGGTTTATTTTTTTGATTGCTGCAATTATTTTGGACATTTGATTCCTCAATCAATTTCTTCCAGAGTTAGCAAACCATGCAGAGATCCGCCAAGATCTTCGGATGCGCCACCATTGATATACCAGTTGTCCACAGAATTACGACGCCCAACACGAACCGTGTAGGTTGTCGCTGCTACAGACGCAGGCGAATCAACAAACTCAAGGCAGAAAGGAACCTCGTAAGTATAAAAACTACGCATCGATCCTACGCAAACAGAGCCCCTGAAAATAGCGACAATCACGCCTGTAGATGCGTTTCCAGAGGCAGTCAGAGTGGCGCGGACCCGCACTTTTCTAGAGGATGAAGATGGCGTTATCGACAGGCTGGCTACCTGGGTGCCTTCGCTTGACAACGGAACAGTATCGTCATCCGGGATGAACGTCGTCCCTGTAGCGGATGGGATGTCGACATGCTGAATCTGGTAAATGCCAGATTGAGATGCTGCCAGCGCAGCATCCAACTCAGCAGCCGTCGTGTAGGTCGGATGCGGGTCAACAGCGGCAACGTGGGCTGCCATGCTCGTCGCAGATTCGAGCGCGTCGACTCTCGACTTCAAATAAACCGTCCGATTCGCCAGGTTTTTAAGCGGAGCATTTGCGACGCCAGCTTCACCACCGATAGCTGGGTCCGTTGTCTCGAGCCGGTAGACTCCGGCATCCCATTGGTTCAGTTCGCCTAAATTCGCCATATTAGAACTCGATTCTCCAGATGCCGGTCAGGGCGATGTCGGATGTTTTTTGCAACACAGATGAGCGCGTCTTGCGAGCCATGAGCACACCTGCCGTGGTCAGCAATCCAAGCTCAAGGATGTTGGTGCCGTTGGCTTCAGCCGTTGTCAGCGAGAACGCGAAGCTGACCGACCGGTCGCTTGGGTAGGTGACGGCATCGATCGACTTCAAGAATGCGCTGGTCAGAGATTGGTTGCCGGCCGCAGGAACAGACCCTGACGTGCCAAACCCGATCTTGCTGATGCTGCGATTGTTGACGTCGCCGCCCCAGAGCCTGGCGTTCTGGCCTTTCGACAGGTCAACGATGATGTTATCGCCGCTCCATGTCTCGATGAGACGACCACGCTCGTAGACGTTTAGCGTCAGAAAGCCGCGCTGAGTGGGTACTCGATCAGTGAGTTGCATGACAGAATCATGCCGTCACGACTTCACCAGGATGGGTTGCTACTGCCGGTGAACTTGATGCCGATGGTCATGTGGAGTCCTTAGCAGGCCGAATCATGGAAAGTAATAGATGCGGGCTGCAGGGATTAAGCACCGGCAGTAGGTCCGCCACCAATTCCAACTGGGTATGTCCGCTCTGTCCACGTCAACCCGTCTGTAGAAGTTGCGTATTCAGTATCCGCTGATGCAAGCATAAACATCTCTGCGCCAGCACTGTATGTCAGATTATTAACGATCATCACAGGGGCAGTGCTTTGGGTCCAGCTTGTTCCACCGTTATAGGAAACCAATGAGATTCCGTTGGTGCCATCAACAACGACGATCTTGCCGCCCCCATACGCCACTACCGGGTTTTCGATAGAGACTGGAAAAGCCGTTTCCGCCCAAGCAATCCCGTCAGCAGACTTATAAAAGTACGCCCGCGACCCAGTCAAAAATGCGTAGAAATTAGTGCCGTCAGACAACATTGTCGCGTTACAAAAAATAAAACTAAGTGCTGGTGTCAGTGGATACTGAAGTGTGTAGCTAATGCCATCTGTCGAAAGATGTGAATTCATTCCAGATGCTGAACTGCCAGACATGTAGCAAATAAGCGATCCGACACTGGCTGAGTTTCTAGATACGGATATGAATATGGGCATGCGCTAGCTCCAATCAGTTCCATTAGAAGAGCTGCGCTCCCCTGCGATATATAGACTAAGCGAGGCGTTGTAGTGCAAACCAACCCCCATTGTGCCTGTTAGACCTTTCGTAATCGGGCTGCCTACAATCCATGTCACCGCATCGGCAGAAGTCGCTGTGTAAAAGTATGACGATGACCCATCAGCGGCAAGTATGCAGAACTCTGACCCGTTATGTATCGCGTTGTCCCAAGTATATCCAGCCTCTAGAGTTGGAACAGTGACCTCGCTAAACGTAACACCACCATCAAGCGACAGCCCTGCTGATGTTAGTGCAGGGTATGTCGTTGGAAGCACTAGAATAGTGCTGTAGTGGGCAACTGAGCGTTACCGCAGTGATGTGTAGGTAATCCCAGGTTGCCATAATGCCAAGAACGAAGATATTAATCTTCAACTTGCCTGTAGTCACATACGGGAATGTTGCATCAAGCGTAAAAGTGGTTTCTATGCCGTCCCAAGACGATGTGCTGCTTTCGAGAATGTTATCTTCGTCGTCACGTATGGATATACTAAGCGCGGCCATACCCCCACCAAAACTCGGATTCACTGCTTCAACCACAATCTGAAGCGATACCGTTCCTTCACTTTGGCATTGTGGTAAAGCAGTGGTGATTTCAATCTCCGGGCTGCCCGCATACGGCGCAACGAAATGGTCAGTATCCCAAGTCACACCTGGACCAGCTTCCCATACTGTGTCGTTGAATGCGTATTCGCCGGAACAGCCGTAGCACGCAGAAGCCGCCGAGCATTCCTCGATCACGTTGATCTTGTCGGTCCAGAAGCACTCGGCCATATCTTAGCTGTCCGTTAACTCGACTTCGTAACCAAGCTCAAACCCTTTGGTCTGGCTGGAAGTAAGCGCATTCGCAAAATCACGACCGAGACAGTCACTAGTGCCCACCAGGGCCGCATCTGACAACTTGATATGCAACATCCTCACCGGGAATCGGTTCATATTTCACGCATTGATTCGTCAACGAATCCCAAACCCCGCCGAATGCGGCGCAATTTGTAGCCTCATTCCCTATCATATCTACGTAACATTCTGATGTGCAGCCTTCTTCTGTGTTGCCAAAGCACCCTGACAGGTCGAGTTCGACACAACTGAGCGTTACCGCAGTGATGTGCAGGTAATCCCAGGTTGCCATAAAACCAAGAATAGAAACCACGACTTTCAACTTACCTGTAGTCCCACAGGGGAAATTGGTATCAAAGGTGAACGTGGTTTCCGTGCCGTCCCAAATTAACTCTTCACTTTCAAAAACATTATCCGACTCATCACGAACGCTGATTGTTAAGTTAGCAGCACCGCCACCCAGACTTGGATTCACCGCTTCAACAACAATCTGAAGCGATACCGTTCCTTCACTTTGGCACTGCGGCGAATCCGTAATAATTTCAATCTGCGGGCCGCTCGCATACGGCGCAACGAAATGATCCGTGTCCCAAGTCACGCCAGTGCCCGCTCCCCATACTGTGTCGTTGAATGCGTATTCGCCAGAACAGCCGTAACAGGCAGTAACACCACCACCACCCCCAAACAAAATAAACCCTGCGCCGGGGACTATCATGCCAAGTCGCCACCCATCGAACAAATCGCCCTCGTAGCGCCAGGCTCGACGATATAGCTCACCACGCACTTCGCACCAAGCGTTGCGCTGATCGTGGGTGTCGTTGCGCCGAAGTACCAGAAAGCATTAAAAGCCAAGGTCTTCGCCGCACTGGCATGTTGCGTAAAATGAATCACGCCGCTCTGCCCGGCAACCGCATTCGTCGGCGCGGAAAGAGTCGTGTTCTCCGTCAGCGTATGGTTGAAGTTGTTCGACAGATCAAGGTCAACCGCAATGCTGGCGGACGTGCTGGTCAGCGGGTCGAACGCACCGCGTTGGGCTTTGTTGTATGTGTTGTTGCGCGCAGCGAACTCGTTTAAATACTCCGTGCGGTTCAGCAAAGCCTGCGCTTGCTCGTTCATCACGCCACCCGCACCACCCAGGGCAAGCGTCGTTGTCTCAAGCTGGGCAACGCTGTCCATGCCAGGTATCGCGGTCAAATTCGCCATGTTTTTTCCTTAAATTGATTCGGTTGAGATCAGGCGGCTTCCGAACATCGCAGAACCGTCAAAGCGAACGCTGCCGTCGTAGCGCCAGACTTCTGTAATGGTGATGTCGCAGCTATCGGTAATTGGCGCGTCGTAGGTGTCAACGATTTCGCTGGACCCGCTGATGCCGATTTGTCGCATGTAGGTGCCGGCGTCGCGCAGGCGGTTGACCTGTTCGCTCACTGCCTGGATATAGCTGGTGACGTTGGCGTCGCCAAGGATGTCGTATTCGACCAGCACATCAAACAGACCGTAGGTGCCGGCGATATTGTGGATCGCGTACCGTCGTGAACCATCGAAGTTCCATGTGCCATCGAAGAAGTTGGTTTCAACTGGTAGCAGCGCGCAATCGACAACACTGGCATCAACGCCGGACGCTTCTTTGATGGCGGCGGCGATGGCGAAGTTGTTGCCCTTCGGGCGCAAGGTCTCGGCGACGATGCGCGGCCCGTATGCGGCATCTGATTCGCCAAGGATGCGCTGCACTTTGTAGTAGCTGCCGAGTTCATCGAGCCAGAAGCCCTCGGCTGTGCGCAAGCTCATCTGTTTGAGCATTTCGATGATCGCTAGCGCGGCATCCGCCAGTTCCGCCGACAGCGACGACACATAGCTCCACAGCAGCGACGTGTAGGCGTAGAAGTGGTCGCCGTTGGTCTCGTCCTGATTGCCTTCGCCATCCAGCAGCACCAGCGCCGACAGGCTGCCGTAATTGCCGGATTCGTAGACGATCGAGTAGCCGCCAAGCGATGCGACGTAGTCGGCCAGTTCGGCGATCGTGTATTGCGACAGGTCAATGTTCAGGTTCGATGTGGCGAAGCCATCGCCGCCATCAAGATCCTGCGTGCCGTCTAGCCGCCACGTTCCGTCCAGGTAAAGCGGTCTGGCCGTGACAGTTTGCGGATCGACAACCGTGCTCAGAATGCCGTCGCGGATACGCCAGGTCATCGTGCCCGGATAGCGAATGCGCAATGCCAGTTCGCGGCCAGGGTCTTTGTCGAAGATCCGGTGCAGATGACCGAGCAGTTTTTGGGTCAGCGCGGAGTTCATGTAATCGCCATCGTACCGGCCATGATCTTCTCGTCAGCGTCAACAGCCACGTCGGCTGCCGGCGCGGTGACGGCGCAGTTGTGAATGCCGTCGATGCCCATGATCAGGGCGATGATTTCGGCGACCAGCGCCGATTGCCCGATACCCAGTCCGCCGAGATATTCAGCCACTGCGACTTCTGCCGCAGCGATCGCCACTGCTGAATCGTAATTGTCGGCAATGACCACCGTGGCGGTAACATCTACTTCGACTTCGACAGCGGCCGATACCTCGACAATGACGCCGGCCGCTTTGTAGCCAGGTACCAGCGTTCCGTCCGTGGCTTCGTAGCCGTCAATGATGGCTTGCGCATCGGCAACCAGATCGACAGATGTGCCGCCGCTACCATTGTGGATGTAGAGCCACACCAGTGCTGTCGGATAGGTCAGCGGGTCAACAAGATACGGCTCGACAACGGAAACAGAAGCGACGCGCTCAGTTACCAGACCATCGGCATTCTTCAGCGTCGCGGTAGATGCGCCGTATTTGATTGCAGCGACAGTGCCGCGAGCGATGTTGCTGATGTAGTCGCGGAAGCGGCTTTTCCGCCCAGCGTCGTCTTCCAGGTCCGCGCCGTTGACGAAGGCGTTCGGGTTGGAAACGGTCACGCCGGCAATCGCGCTCTGCAACGTGGTCAGCGCCAGCGCAGAGACGTTGGTATCCACCCCGACATCAGAACAGTAGCAGGTTATGTCGACATAGCTGGCACTGGCGGCAATAACCGCATCGACGCCAGTCAGGTACTGGTAGCGCCCGCCAGGTTCGGTGACGACAGTTCCGGCTGGAATTGGCGTGTCAGAAGCAGATACCGGCGACAGCGTGAAGCGCACCGTTCCACTTGCGCCTACAGCTGGCAGCAGCGCGAAGTCGAAGCTGTTGTAGACCGATACCGGGATGGCCTCTTTCAGCCCCCGGAACATCATCTGGTAAAGCTCGTCAATTTCGATTGCCGGTGCTTCAACCATGGTGCGGGCGACGCCGCCGACGTTGAAGTCGGTGATCTGCGTCTGTGTGGCGCGCATGAAGTTGACCATCGACGCCACAACGGACAACGTGTCCTTTATCTGAAATGCCATTACGCAATCGCCTCGACGTTGATCGGCACGGCATGAATTGCCTCTGCCCGGATATTGATGCGCAGCACGTCGCCCTCGACCGCGACCGTGGCTTCCTGCACGCGGCTGATGCGCGGGTCGGCCTGCACGGCTCGCTTGACCAGCGAGCCGGCAACGACGGCATTCGACAGGCTGTTGCTCGCCCCCAGGAATGGCCGGGTGCCGCAGCCGTAGCGCGGATGAATCAGCAGTTCGCCAGGTTCGGTGACGACAAGATGCCGCAGCGCCTGGCCCAAGTTATCGACGCCACCGGTCAGCGACAGATTTCCGTCGACTGCCACCAACAGGCCGCGCGTCAACTTGATGTCGTTGCCGAACAGGTCGTCGTTGGTCTCGTCCTGGATTTCCGCGATGGTGTTCGCTGGAATGCGCAGGCTGTCGCCAGACAGCAGCACGCCGTTTCCGGCCAGCGCCGCGTCATCGGTGATGTATGGGTAGCGCAGGTTGTTGAGGTCGATCAGATCCGGCCACAGCGCGGCATCGCCCAATTCTCGATCGGCGATGCGTTGCAGTGTGTCGCCGCGCAGCGTGCGGATAACGCGATAACCGGGGATGGTCTTGGTCGGCGTCATCCGATTGACCCCAGCGTCAAACCGCTGCTGATGCTGTCGATTCGCCGCATAATTTCATCGGCCGGCAAGGCGTTTTTCAGCGGGTCGCCGCGCAGTTCGTCGGCAGCGGATCGCCCGGCAGTGCTCATGCTGGCCGCAGCAGCCGGATTGGATGGTGATACGCGGTAAAACGGATTTTCAGCCGCCCAAGGGCTGGTCGGAAATCCGCCACCAGTGCTGGAACAGGTTGATGCGCCGAACAGGTTCGACCAGTCAGGCAACGTGAACAAGCGCCGAAAACCATTTTGTAGGTTGCACAGCGCGTCGCCGAAATTCGCGGCGATACGTGACAGCACAGCCTTACCGTATTCGGCAATATTGCCAGCAGTCGCCAGAATCTGGAACGCATTGCGGCTGGCTTCGAGCACCATCGCCGATGTCTTGAACAGTGGCTCGACAGTGCTGTCAATGACGCCTTTTGCTGCCTTGCCGTACTCGCGCACCTTGGTCAGCATAGCGTCGGACTTGTCGAGCATGGACTGAGCCGTCGCTACCATCGAGGCGGACAGACCAGTATCCTTCAGTTCCGCGCCGGCTTCCTTGTTCTTGCGCTGCACTTCCGCCAGCGCTGCCAGTGCCAGTTCGTGGCGGGTCGGGTTGTGGATGGCATCAACGACATAATCCTGGCTAGTGGCGACATCTTCCCAATCCATTGTCCCCAGCACCATCAGCGTTATGTTGTACTGGCTCAACAGCGGGCGCGACTTATGCCTGCGAAGCTGGAATGATTGCGGCTGCACATACAGCGCCTGGTTGTTCAATTGGTCGGCCAGCACCAAGCGGATATCGTCCGGGTCGCCGACCTTGGCCTTCGACTCGCGCAGTTCCTGCCGGCGCTCGACAATCAGCTTGCGCAGTTGCGCGAAGTGTTCCTCTCCATCTTCGGTGCGGCTGCCATGCCAGCCGGTATGGCCGGCAATGTTGATCGTGGACAGTCCAGCGCCGAAGTCGTCGGCCCAGGCACCGCCCAGGGTCTGCGTGATGTTGGCGCGCACCGGCTCTGTGCGCGACATTTCTTCCGGCCGAATAATAAGATCGCGGCCCTCGAGAAAGGTGTCGCGGTCGAACAGCATGAAGCTGATCGGCTTGGATTTTTGCGATGATGGCAGCATGCGCCAATCATCGCGTCACGACTCAGGCCGGCACGCCTGTATTCGAACCACCGGACTGCACGCCGCCATGCACATGCGTATCGCCGACGTCCTGGCCGTTATGGGTCAGCGATGGCGAGACGATCGCCACGCCAGCCGATGAAATCGTCACCGTGACCGCGCCGACTTGCAGCGCCACCTTGATGTCCTTGCCGGCATTCTTTGTGATCGCCCATTCCCGATCGTAGTCGTCACCGGTCAGATCCTCATGCGCGACATTCTCGCCGATCCGGATCATCGCGCCGGATGGATGCCGCAATTCAGTCTCGCCGTCGCGGCCGACGCTCAAATAGACGTCGGACTCATGCCGCCAGATCGCGCGACCATCGGCGAAGCGCATCTGACTGATGCGGGTATTCAGGAAGCCCATGACGATCGGAGCACCGTCGATGGTGTCAACGATGGCGATGCCAGGATTTTCTTCGGAGAAGACCGGCAGATCCGCCAGGCCGGTGCGAGCCGTCGCCGGCCCGACCATCACTGGCACGCCAAGGCACTTCCAGCCGGTGCGCCAGTCCTCGACGTCGACGGTGTAGGTATCCGGATGCGTGCCGAACACGCGCATGAGTTGATTAGCCATTCGGTTCTCTTTCGGCCAAGTACGGGAATCCGTTTTCCTGGATTCGGTGCAGGTAGCTCTCGCCGCGCGTCACTTGCAGCGTCGTCTTGAACGACTGAAACGGCGTGAACTGCTGCGATACCGACGTCACGTAGAAGCGACTTTCTCGGCTGCCGCGCTTGAGCTTGATGTAGCGACCAGGCTTGATCTCCTCGTTGCCCCGCATCAGGATCGAGCCTTCTTCGTAGATGACGTTGTTCTCGTTGATCGCGCGCAACTGGCGCAGCCGTTTGCGGTACCAGTCGCCCATCGCCGCACTCTGCTCCGGCTTCACCGCGCGGTCAGCTTGCAGGCTCATGTCGACGCTGGTATCCGCGCTCTGGTTCGTGCGAGCGTTCATCTTCTTCAACCCGTAAATATCGGGCGAACAGTTCCGGTTGCCTTCTTCCAGCGCCAGCCCGTTCTGCAGCGCCTGAATCTTGATCCACTCCGGGTTGATGATTTCCGCCATCGGCGCATCGACCTGGAAGAAGTTGGCAACGTTCGAGTCCGAGCGAGACAAGCTCAACTGCTCCACTTCTGAAATCGACACCGGCACATATTCGTCATGCCAGGCACCGTCTCCTTCCATGATCAACTTGCCTTCCAGGTCGTAATACGGCACCGGGCGATAGACCAGATAGGCGGAATCCTCGCGGTCTTCGATGAACAGTTCGTTCCAGCCGATGTCGCACCAGTTCGACATCAACGTCCAGACGTCGCCCTCGTAGTTGGTCATGCCGAACGGGCCGACGCGAGCACCGACGACGCTGGCGTCAACGTCGAATTGCACCCAGGATTCAAGCCCGCTTTTGAGGAAGAACGCCTTCAGGAACGGTGCTGGCTTGCCTTCCTTTTCTTCACCGGACACCAGGCTGTTCATGATTGCCTTGACGAAGCCGGCAGGCGTCTGATTACCGAACCACAGCCCATAGGCTTCGTACATCGGAACGCTGGTCAGCAGGTAGTTGCCGTAGATGTACTCCTTCAGGTAGCTGATCTGCATGATCTGCAGGAACTTGCCGAAGTCGTGCCCTGTGACGGTGATGGTGCGATGCGGCTTGCCGTCCTGGCCCATGGATTCGTCGCGCGAAACGTGCGACACCAGGCCGCGCATGACGATCGGTAGCTCACCTTTCTGCAAGCGAGCCATGCGGATGACGATCATGTCCATCGGCTCGATCGAGGCATACAGCGTGTCGTGGCTTTTTGCATCCAGCTTGTCGGCCAGGGTAACGCTGAACGTGCCGGACGGTTGGTTGATGGCGCGATGCGTGGTCACGCCGCCCATCTCGCCCAGGAAGCCGGTCAGGTCGATATCCGGGATTCTCGACTCGGACAGGTAGGCGATGCGATCTGCACCGAGACGGCGCTGCACCTTTTTCAAGGTAACGCTGATCTTTGGCGCGAAGGTTGGAATCATGCGACCTTCTCGACCAGCGCAAGGACGTTATCGGCCCATTTCACCTGTTGGATCATGGTGCCGTCGCCGTGACGCTTGCCGGTATCCAGGATGCGGCAAAAGCCTTCGGCGGCGACCAGCGGCACCCAATGCTCGCCCTTCTTCGCCTGCATGCCGGCTTCTGCCAGCAGCATGTTGAACTTGCGCGCGCTGATACCAATTCGAGCGCCAAGCTCAGTCGGCGTGAAGAACAGTGAGGATTGATTCTCGGCTTCGATGTGCGTGTGACCAAGCAGCGCCAGGACGTTCTGGCCGGTCAGCTTTTGCACGGCATGGTTGGCGCTGATCGCTGCCACGTTCTTGTCGCAGCCGATCAGGCGGGCGATGCCGTACAGAGCGCGGAATTCCTTGCTGGCGCTGATTGCTGTCGGCGCTTCTTTTTTGGATGGCAAGGAATAGCCTCCGGTCTTTCTGATAGACGGGATAACCGTCTCAGTCACCCAATCCTGGAACGGTTCGGCATTCGGCATGTTGCTGCGCATGATCAGACGGTAAACGTCGGATTCTGGTATCCATTTTGTAGCCGGATGCAAGTCATTGATTTTATTCAAATCAGGCAAAACGCCTGAATGCTTGCAATGGTTTAGTGCGTCAGAGGTTTGGTTATATCCAAGCGCATCGGCGATGTTCTTCGCCACAAACACCGGCTCTCCGGCAGAATTTGCCGCCACTAGGATGGAATTACTTTCAAACTGAAACGGAATAATGCTCGACATGACTGACCTCTTCGCCCGCGATGGAAGATGTCGCGGCACGGAACAGCGGGTCAGATATTCCTATTCGGTGGATCAGCCTAGCCGCGACGCCTTCATGCTGACGTCACGACCGAAATCAGCAGTTATCGGTTATGAGTAGGTTTCGGTATGGCGCTGCCGTTCTTGTCGATAGCCACCTTCACATCGACCTTGAACCCGGCCATATTTGCCAACTTGTCGACCGCCTTCGAAAACTTCTCTGCATCAGCAGGACTTCCGCCGATGATGCCGATCTGTTGAGTTCCGCCACGTTCAGATGCGGGAGCCATGTACTTGATCCTGTGCTTTCCTGCCAAGTCACTGACCGACTGCATGAATTCGCTGTCCACCTTTCTGCTCCCTGGCGGGCGGCTCATTTCATCGATATACCCAGACGCGAATGGCTCGCTTCCCGGATCACCCATTTGCGACTTCAAAGCTCCTTCGCTTCGGTAATTTTTATTTAACATCCACTGCTTGCCGCCAAAGTCGCCCCATTGTTTGAACCTGGATGACTGGCCGCGAGAATCGTTCAGATCCTTCAATTCCTTGGCAACAACTGAAGGTGCTTTCTTGCCGATCCACTCATTGATCGCTGCCGTCAGATCACCCAGAACCTCGTTCATCTTGGTCATGACCGGCAGCATGTTGTCGCCGAGAAGTTTCTGCGCCGCGTTGTTCAGGTTGGCTGACGCGACGCGCAGATCCGTGCCGGCGTCTCCCCGCTTCAAATCCCCCATCAACGCCTCGACCTTCTTCGCAGCCTCGGCATTACCCATGGATGGATTTTTTTCGAGCAGATCGATGACCTTCGCCGCCATCGTGGCGCTGCCGCCAAACAAGCCCTTGGTTGCGGAAGCCATGGCGTTTTTACCCATGCCGCCGTACTGCGATTTCAGTTGCTTGATCAACTCCGGGCCGATCATCTTGCCGTTGCCCATCTTGCCGGCAAAGCCGCCTTCAAGCGCCATTTCGATGTCGAACGGGTCGTCCGTGCCGTTTCTCGACATGACGTTGTAGATGAAGTTCTTGCCGGAGTCTCCCGCGCGCCCACCAGCCCGCACAGATTCGTCGTAGCCGCCAAGGATGCCGGCCGCATTGGCGCGGATGCCCTTGTCGCTGCTGTTGAACAGCGCCAGCAGCCGGCCGGTATAGCCAGCAACATTGCCGCCGTCGCCGATCATGCTTGCGCTTCTCTCGGCAAAGCGAATCATCGCCTCGGCCGCATCAGACTGACGCGCGCCAAGGTTGCTGCCGGCCATGGCTTCGGCCAGCATCTGCGCCTGCTTCTTCGGATCGCCGCCACCCAAGCCAAGGAACGACATGCGCCCCATCATCGACGCGCCTTGACTCGGGTCCAGACCGAACTGACGAGACAGCGCGATTCCGGCGCGCGTGCCGGACGCGATGCCGCCGCTGCCTGACACGCCGGATAGCTGCGCGAACGACTTCGACAGCGCCAGCGTCTCGTTGTATGTGACACCCAGCCCATCGCCAGCCGCGCGGATGTTTTCGCGGAAGTCTCCGAATTCCTCGTTGATGCCGTAGACGCTGCGGCGAAGGTCGGACATGCCGAACGCTTCCTGCATTGACTGTTCGGCGTATTTGCTGGCAGCAGCCTGTAGCTTGCCGCCGATGGCCGCGCCTATCATGGCACCGATCGGACCACCAGCCAGACCACCCATCGCGCCTCCCGCGATGCCGCCGATGTTGCCGCTCATCAAGCCACCCAGCGCTGCACCCATGCCTGGACCACCGTACCAGCCAGGACCGCCAGGACCGTGACCACTACCACCACCTCCGACACCGCCGCTCATCGCAGCGATGTTTCCGGCTTGCGATAACACCGAGTCGATGTGCCGTTGCTGCGCGTGTTGATCCGGGAATTGACGTCCTACGTTCTGGTGCCATGAAATGGCGTCGCTGTACAGGCCAGCCTGCCGGCCAGAACGCAGCGCAGCGGCGGCGTTGCCGCGCACGGCGGTCGAGTACATCTGCTGCATGCCGGCGTTGATGTCGCGGACGTGCTGCTTGGCTGCGTCAAGCCCAGGCAGCATGTCCAGGTCCGACATCTTTTTGACTTCAAGCCCGAGGCGGCGAGCCTCGTCCATGATTTGCTTGAACGCGTTGACAGCCTGGTTCGGCTGCGCGTTGATACCGATTGAAACGTTCTGGCTCATTTACACTTCCTCCCAATCGCCATCGTCGCCGTTCATGAACCGTTCGAAATCTTCGTCAAAATCAGGATTCTCGAAGTCGTCTTCAAGCTTGCCGGCCCGGTGCAGATCGTCATAGTGCTGCGACCAATACTCGGTGAGGATTTCACCGATGGTCAGGTCAAGGTAGCGCGGATCATTGGCCGGCAGGTTGAACTGGCGGCGATACCACAGCGGTATGGTTCCCGCCTGCTCCCGCCCCGCTACCTTCGACAGACGCTCCACTTCCAGATCGAAATCGGGCCTCTGCGGCACGTAGCGCGCCGTAGACCTCCAGGATTTTGCGGTAGGTGTCGTTGTCGTCGGGCTCCATCTCGTCCAGGTTCCAGCCGGCCGGCGCTTCAGCGGTCAAGGTCTTCAGCGTCGAGAACGCGGTGGCGAACATATCCAGCCATTGCGACGGGGTGGCGACGCCTTCGGTCAGCCGCGAATACTCCGCGCCGATCTTGAACTCGTCGCGCATGACGCGTCGGCGGAAAGTGAAAGTGCCGACATTCGGCACCTCGATGGTGTGTTGGCGCTCGTTGCTCATGTTTTCCTCAGTAGTAGTTGTGCTTCGGCCTCTCGCCTGACTACAAGCCCGGCCAGCACCTTGCCGCCCGCCTTGTTCCATCGCCGTATCTCGAAAGCAGCAGCAGTCCAGTCACGCTGATTGACGCGACGCCGAAGGGTTGATATTTGAAGTTGACCAGCGCCAAGGTTGTAAGCGAAGTCGATCAGCGCGGCGAACTTGAATGGCTGATCGTGAACGACAGGACACAGGCGAAGCACCGACTGCGCGCAGGATTCCAGTTCATGCATCAGCATGGAATCGGCCTGCGCCTTGGTGATCGGCGTGTCGTTCATCTGCACGCGACGACCGTCGTTGTAGCGAGTGCTGCCAACCCCAATAGTCGGCACGCCGGCCGGGCAACGATAGGGGTAAATCAACCCATCGCGCCCGAGGCGAGCCAAGCCCTCGAACTTGACGGCAAGCAGGACAGCGGCGTCAGGAACCATCGCCGCCCATCACTTAGAGCCTTTTTCGAGAACTCTACCGAGGAACCAAAAATTCAGGATTGCAGACGCAATTGCCTTCTCTTCTGGCCCGAATGTATTCGCCAGCGCAATCAACGGCGGCGTGCCGGAACTTACGGCCAGGCTGAATGCGGCAATCATGGCAGCCGGATAGAGAACCACCACCCATTGCAGGGTGATGATCGGCCGCATGATGGTGGACAACGCATCAGCCCACTTGACACCAGACTTCTCAGACTGACCCTTGATCGACTCGACCAATGCACCCATTGCCCCAGTGTTCCAGGCAGAATCTGCGGCCGCGCCAATCTCAGCCATCTTCTGTGCGCCGCGCGTCTTCTCGAATTCAAGCGCCTTGTCCTGCATCGCCAGTTCGTGCTTGCGCTCGTTCTTGGCATCAAGCATCTTGAAGACTTCCGGAGCGAGCCGGAAGACACCGCCGAGCAAACCTCCCAGTAGCGTTTCCAGCATGATCAGAACCCGGTGCCCTGGACGTCGCGCGCCTTGAACTGCGCGGTGCCGGATACGATCTGGTGCTTCTGCACGTCGATGTCGCCGGAGTCGAAGACGCAGCCGATGTACTTGCGCAGCACCGAACCGTCGTCCTTGTCCTGGATCAGAATGTCGAACTCGACGCCTTTCAGCGCTGCGTCGCCGTTTTCCGGGATCAGGCCGGCACCTTGCAGACTGGCGTTCTTGAACTTCAACTGAGTCAGCGACAGGGTATGGTTCGCTACGGTCGGGACGAATTCCTGGACATGGATATCACCAATGCCACTGGCTCCTTCCATGCCGTATCCGTCAGACGAGCGGCAGGATTGCGCCATGCCGACTGTGGTGCCGTCGAGTTTGACGATAACGCGGTTGCCGGTGCGGGCATTTGCGCGGGTAGTTGCCATGATGCGGTCTCCTTGGGTATCAGGGTCTTTTCGATACCGTCAAGAATTGCGTCACGACTAAAGCAAAACGGGCCGCGTTGTGCGGCCCGTTGGTTGCTGCGAATTGCGCTGGTTACACAGAGACAGACCCCGAGTAGGGCACGGCGTGCAGCACGCAGAGGATGTAGTTCAGCGGAATCACCGGGCTGCACTCGAACTCAATCCGCATCACATCGCCATCCAGCGAAACCTGGATGTTTTTGTAGGCCGGATTGATTTCGTCGCCCGCCAGTACGCCCGGTCCCATCGGTTCCGGTCGCGCCAGTTCGCGCAAGGTCGATTCGACGCGAGCGCCTGCTTCCGCCAGGATTGCCGGCGTTCCCTTGGAGCCACGCAGATCGTCTACCGCGTTGCGGACATTGCGCGCAGTGAAGTCGACCGCGAAGCCGGTGGAGACTTCGACCCGGTTGTAGTTGTCGTTGATGCGCCAGGTGCTGATCGACTTCACCACCTTGTAGCCGCGCGCCGTTTCTTCGATACACAGCACGCCGGACAGGATCAGGTCGTCGGTATCGGTCGGGTTACGCAGTTTGGTTTCCATGCCGCGTACCTTCAGCGCCTTGTTCGTCAACGATGTGCCAGGATTGCTGCCTGCGAACGCCGCCGCGACCATCGCAGCAGTCATGTAGCTGGGATACAGCGTCAGCGCGCCGACATTGTCGTAGTCGTAGAAGCCGGGGTAGCACTGGCTGGTGCGATCGCTGTTCAGCGCCTTGGCTGCCGCCTTGGCTTCGGCGATTGTCTGGCCTGCAGCGCCACCGACAAGGCAACGACGTTCCATGCGGGCAACGTTGGACATGAACGTGCAATGCGTGTCGGCCTGGGCATGAATACTGACATCCGATGTCAGCGGCACTACCCATTGCACATCTTCCGATTGCAACGTGGTGAAAGCGGCTGCCCATTCGGTCGATGTCGTGGTGCCATTGGAACCGCCAGCCAGGTAGGTCCAGGCGACGTTATCCGGCACGACGCCGACGCTGGCCTGTCTGGTGGCGGTGACGTAGCCCTCGCCGTAGCCGTTGAACCAGTCAACAATCGCTTGCAGGTTAGCGGTGGCGGTGACGGTGGCGGTCTTGACGTCGACGTTGCTGGCGTAATCAAGACCGTTCAAAACCACTTTTTCATCATTGCCATCGAGCACCACAGCGGTGAAGCTGGACACCGAATTGATGCGGTCAACCAGTTTGCGCACGCTGTTGTAGGTGGCGAGGTCGATCGTGGCAACGACTGTTGAGTTCGGCGCTTCCAGCGTCAACGTGGTGCCGGTGATGCTCATGCGGGAGGTCGCTTGTGCGCCGGTGTAATGCACCGAGAAGGCGTCGCGGTAAACGTCATCCTGGCTGTAGTAGTCGTTGCCGACTTGCGTACTCAGACGCTTGCCCTTGTTGGTGGCAGTCTCGACCTTGGCCTTTATCTCGTTGGTCCACAGTCCGTAATCGGTGGATTGCAGGTTGATGATGTTGGTGGCGCTGGCCTTCAGCATCAGCGCAGCCTGCACGGCAGGGTTAGCGCGAACAGCCATGACCGTACTCGGCGCGAAGGTCTGCGGAGACGGGTCAAAGGCGCGCTCAACCGCATCCAACAGAGGACCGCTGCGCAGCATGGCGCGAGCTTCGCTGGGCGATCCAAACTTGAGCGGCGTGTTCGGTGCGCCACCTTCTGAAGTTCCAACCAGGGCAAGGACATTCGCCACAGTCAGGTTTTTGTTGCGCATGGCGGAATCATCCACCAGCGAGGAAGTTGCGGGAGAAACCAGCAGTCGTCCGTTGAAAAATACGCTCATTTCATGCTCCCGATCAGTTTACAGGGCGGTCAGCGTACTCGGCGAAGGCGCGGAGGAAGCCCACGTCAACGTCCTTGTTATGCCCGCGTTTTTTTGCATCGGCGAAAAAACCGCCGATCAGTTCCACGCGCTTGTCGGTCTTCGACAGGCGTGCGCAGAACTCGTCCAACGTCAGTGATTCCGCCGCGATTTCATCGACGGGGTTCTTGACGTCGGCTTTTCCTTCCGATTTGCTCATTGCTTTATCTCCTTACGGATTGATTGCTGTGGCGACGACCGGGATATCCGAAATCGTCAAGTAATCGCTGTTGCCAACGACGTTTGAGGTTGTCACGCACGAAAACTGCGAGGACGTCATGTACACAGGCGCGCTATAGCTCTCGTAATCATTCGAGTCAGCAGACGGGGAGAAGGTCACTTCATACATTCCGTTGGCATTGAAAAGCGGGATGTTTGCGACCACGATGCGCTCAATCTCCCGGCGCAGCGTGATGCGCTCATCCGGATTCAATGCCCACCCGACAATGTGCAGCGATACCCTGCTGATCCAGCCGTCCTCGTCGCCTTGATCAAAAGAAATCGCGTCGCCCTGCCCTATCTGCGCGCCAACACTGTTTGCATCAGGCGCACCCCCGGCGAACTCGACCGTCACAACAGGCCACGCAACATCAGACGCAAGAGGCGGCGAATTCAATACCTGAATTTTCCCGCGTGAGTGCGTCATCCGTCCGCGCGCAATCGAATCCTGCAGTCCGTAGTCGAGACGGTCGCGCATGACAGAAAGCGGGTCCGGGAAATCAATCGTGTAAGTGGACGCTGGGACCACGCTCGTCGCCGTCTCCGTCGTCCAGGACGTTCCATCAAAGAAGAACGGCTGGTAGAAGTAGGTCGTTCCATTGACCAGCGCAGAGTCATCCAGAACCACTAGCTCGGTTCCGGAATGGATGACAGACGCGGTCGGGTCATTGTGCGCGACGATGTCGTTTGTTTTTTTGCGCAGCAGCACCCAATTCACCGCGCCAGACGGCGGGCGCAGGAAAAGCCGAACGGCATTCCCGATAGGAAGTGGGTCAGTGAACCAGATTGAAGGCATGACAGAATCATGCCGTCACGACCAGCTAAGGCAATACAACCATCTGAGCGAAGTTCTGCATGAACTTCTGCTCCACTCCGCTCGCCAGGTCTCGCGCGATGTTCAACCCAGGTGTGGCGCGCACTATCCACTTCCCAGTCTGATCCTCTCGCATGACGCGGAAGGTCAGATAGGCGGACGACTTCGACTTACCTGTTGACGTGTTGAAACGAACCATGCCGGCATGAATGTCTGTCGTGTGGTGAGGCTTCAGCTTTTGAGTCAGGCCAGCCGGCAATCTACCGCCCCACTTGTAGACACTCTGCGGCACGGTCGCGCCGGTAGCGGACAATCGTGTCTTCTTTCCGATAACAGAAGACTGAACGAGCTTCTTTGCCTGATCGTAAACATGCTTCGGCATAGCCAGCGCCAGCGCGCCATGGCCGGGCGTATTGTGACGAAACGGGATGATCAGGTACTTCTTGCCGGCCTTGGTCTGCCGCGTGCGCTGCGATGTCTGCAGCATGACCTTCAAGTCCCGCTCAGGGAAGCCAGACTCTATGCCAGAAACAGTTTTGTCTTCACTCGATACAAGCGCCGATGTGTTTCCGGTCATCCGCCACTTAATCGAGTCGATTGCTGCCTTCTTCCCATCCTCACGCACGCCAGGCGCGTGATATATGGCGAGTTGCCATGCCGTCGCAGTTTCTGCCGCCGTCTTTTCGACTGCATTCGAAACCGACTGCATCACGTCCTGAAGCATGACATCAGCCAGAGCACCAAGGTGCGTCAGGTCAATGTCGACTTTGAATGTGGCTTGCATCACCGACCGAACAGGTCAAATCGCCTGACGACAACCCGCCTGGGTAACGGCAATCCACCATGGTGAGCACGCTCTGTCGGGAGTTCCTGAAAGACGAAATAGTCCGGATTCCAACGACCAGTCACCGTGTATTTTGTTCCCGCTGCCGGCTGCGGATCGACACCCCAGTCAATCTGTGAATTAACGATTGCACGCGCCGTTGAGTCCACAATCGTCGCGCCACTGATCCAAAAAACGCGATCAATTGAGTCTGGCGTGAACTGGATGTCATCCAGAACGCCTCTCTCCAAGATTACGCTGAATGGCTGGGTTGCTTCAATCAGCCGAACAATGTCGAATTGGCCCATCGCATACAGCGGAGAGTCAGACGGCAGCGTCAACAACAGGTCGCCCGCCTCAAATATGCCAAAGGCGGCATATTGACGCTTTGAATGCATGCTCGATACGCCGACACGTCCAGCGACTGAAGTCTGCCAAATGCGGCCTTTGCCGGCACAGTGTGGGCATGTCGTGCTGGCAGCGCCGGAATGGGGAGAAACGCACGGACAAGCATCTGACTTGCTCCATAGCGTGTCCTGCCCGATTCCAGCCAGAAATCCATTGAAGGCAATCGGTGATAACTTCAACTTGCGACCCCCAATGGGCGAGCATCTTCCATGTCGAAACGCTTGGTCAACGTCTCGACTGGTTCTGCAATCCCATTCCCAAGGTAACGATAGACGATTCCGTCACGGACAAATAGGTCGCCTGGGGAAAGTACCAGCCGGTTATCTTGATCCATTTCTTGCCCTTGCATCAACACGCTTCTGCCAGTCTTGTAGGCAATCCGGGAAGGCATCGCAACTCTTCATCTGCTGTCCGTGATGACTGAACTCGCATGCCTGACAAAACACTTGCAATGGTTCGCGCCGTAGCTTTTGCGCTTCGAGTGCTTGTTTAAGGTCAAGCGCCTCCCTGAACTGGGCCTGGTCGCACTCGTCCATGACATCGCGGAATGTCCCGTTGTCTTGGTCTTCAATCATACGAACATGCACCTGATACCGTGGATCGCATCCCGCAACGCGTCCAGCTTGTCATCGATGCCATCGTGCAACTTCTGGGTATCAACAGAAGTGCTCTGAGACAACCCATCCGCAGAAATAGAACCAGACTGCGGGAAGAACATGCCGTCAATGATGCGCAGCAGCGCCATCTTCTTGATGACATCCAGCAGGTCCGGATAGTTGTTCACGGCATCAGTCAATCCAGCCGTATAGCGAATCCTGACCATGTGCGGAACAGATCGCCCGCCGCCAATGATCTGCATCAGGTGCATGGCAATCGGCGTCGCCATCGATGCGCCGGTCGGTACGATGCGAATTTGTCCGTATTTGCGATCCATGCGTATCCAGTCGGCGGCGATGTCGAACGGGTGCGATGCGACAGCGGGGAAAACCATCTGAATGCTTTGCACGGCGATGATCGGCTTCTGGCGAGTTACGATAAAGCCCCACTTGTCGTTCTGGAACATATCTGGCTCGTAGTCATACGCAGCCTCGACCAGATGTGGGACGGTCGTGGTGACCGGCTCCGGGCCATCGCTCACCGTAGTCAGCGCGGCTATTTCGTCATCTGTCGGGTCGCCAGCAAATATCTGCGTCGGCTCGAACAGCACGCGCAACTGACGCGACGCATCCGCCTCTGCGGCTTTGTACTGCGACCATAGGAAGCCCGCTTCATACGAACTTGGCATGGGCATAGCCATGCGGTTCAGAGAGGCTTGTAGCGCGGTTTCTGCATCAATTTGTGAAAGTAGCGGCATACGAACATCCTTTCGTCACGACAAACAAAAAGGGCCACCGAAGTGGCCCTTTTTTGTGAGCTTGCGGATTAACGCTCGCTCAAGGTTTTGACGCTATGTGCCGACACAAACGTGGTCGCTGTAACGCCACCGTCCAGGTCAAGCTTCGCCATCGCAGCGTTGTGCGCCACGATCAGCTCGTCAATAACATCACCAAGCTTCACCTTTGCTGCTGTGGGAGACATTCTGTTCAGGTCAGATTTGAAATTGCGTTTCGGCATATCCATCACTCACCGCCTTTCTTTTTTGTGGCAGGCTTTTCTTCAACGGGTTCAAGCGTGTAGCCCGGTATTCCATTGAATTGAGCAGCCGCGTCATCTTCCATCACCGACTCAACGCCACCTTCAACGGATTCGAACTCGATGCCGTTGATGTTGGTGGACGCATTCGGTAACTTGCATGTTACTTTGATCATCTTTGATCTCCTTTGTTTGAGATGAACGCATTTATGACGTCACGACTGAATAACTCGGTGTTTCCGTTCTCCATTATTGGCGGGCCTTGGTATTTGAGATGTGCAAAGTCGCGGTGGAATTGGCGCTCGGCAGCGCGAGCGTGTTCACCGCGAGTGAAGCGAACCTCATGGACCACTTTTGCATTTATCCCGTCACCCAGGCCAAGCCCTTGCTTCCTGAGTTTTGCCGTCCGGTTCGTTATCCCGATCTTGCACAACACATCCCCACCAGGGAGGGTGAACTCCATGCAGTACAGGATGGCTGGCTTGTCGCCATCAAATCCGTATTTGCCAAGATCCATGTGCGCGCAGGCTTCTTCAAGGTAGCCATGCTCTATGGCGTGTTTGTAAGCGCCAGGACACCCGGAATGAAACAGGCTTCGTGTTACAAACTTTCTGGCGATCAAGAGAGCAGAAGTCTTATGCCAAGATGTTTTTGCATCCATGTGCCCAGATACAGCATCCATCAATCCGCTCCTCATCGCGTAGACGTATGCCGATACGTTTCCTCTTCTGAACGCCGCGCGAGTTGTGTACTTTCTCGCCTCATGCGTGATTTTTTCTAAATCCCATAGTGGGTATGTTGGTGCCATGTGAGCGCATGCTTCATCCAGGAATCCATTGTCCTTTGCATGACAGTATGCCCCTGAACATTTACGCTTGAACTCACTTTTGCTTTTGTGTTTCAGCCCTTCCGTAAGCGCGGATGCCTTGTCCCAGCGAACATCCGAGTAAACCAAAGATATTTGCATGTGCGAGCAAATGCTATCCAGAATTCCGAGTCGCCATGCAAACATGTACGCTGACTGCGAGTGGCGAGCAAACTCAGAGCGGGCTGAGAACTTCATCGCCTCAAGGCTTGCTGACTCAATTGTGAATCGCTTCTTGCGTTTTTTCTTTTCCATCTCGTCACCAAAACAAAACTGGCCGGATAGCCGGCCAGTGATGTGAGCATACTTCTAGTGCGTTAAGGTCAGAACGGACGCCAAGCTGAGCCTGTTGGCACAATATTGGTGATCAGGACATGCTGACGACGCTTGGTGATGCGCAGGTAACCGCACACCATTTGCAGCCAGGGGATGATCGGGCTACGAACCGCTGCCATCGGGATCTTCATCATCGGCAGGAACTGCTTCCAGGAGATGGCGTGATCCGATGTGTTCATGTTCAACACATAGGCGGTCGTGGTTCCGGGAATGTCCAGGTTTTCATCAACCACGACGGTGGTCGCACCAGCCTTGGCAACGCGGGTCATTTCGCGGAAGTCAGTAACAGCATTCGTGCCGTTCAGACGCGAGCGATAGATCACGTAACCAGTCTCAGTGCCGCCAGGAGACGCAGTGATGGTCAGGGTGCATTTCTGCGCCGTTGCAATCGCCTGCTGGGCAGTGATCACGCCGGTGGATTGACCCTTGGCATTGATGCCGGTAACCAAGTAGTAGTAGTTGCCAGCTTGGCCGGCAGCGAACTTGTTGGCAGTGGTGCCAGCAGCAACAGCGAGCGTGCAACTTGCAGGCTTGAAGATGTTGTTGTTTGCGGCAGTGGCGGAATACTTCACCTCGAAAGGCTTCTGCAGGCGCTCGTCACGGATGAAGACGTCCTGGTTGGTGGCAATCGCACCGTAGGAAGTCTGAATGGCGCGCACATGAGTGCCGAGGGATACGCTGTTCGGCGTATTGTCCAAGGCGACACGGAAGGCCGGGTCGAGCTTCGAATTCAGGTCGGTCTGAACGCTGGTCGAACAGAAGATGTCGGTCGGTGTGCCGAAGTTGTCGATACCGAAGATGGTCTCGGCAGCCTTGGCAATCGGCTCAACGGAATCCAAGGCAGCGCCGCGCATGTCGATGACATGATCGGTGGAGCCAAGACCCTTGATCTGAGTGCGAACGCCGTTGAACTCGGTCGGAACGATGATGTCGTTGCCTTCCCAGCACAGGTATTCGATGTCGGTCAGCAGTTGCTTCGCGCCGTTGCTGGCTTCCATGGCCTGGGCATCCACGATGTTGTTCTGGTGTTGCAGAACAATCGGGATTTTCCGGTAGGTGGACAGGTACTTGACCTTTCCAACCATGCGAGCGTAGTCGCCATTCGCCTCTTCAGCGTCGCCGTCTTCGGTGTTTGTCGTGCCACCCAAGAATCCGCCGACAGAATACTGTTCGGTCCATTCATCGATGGTCGCGGTTGCGCCAGGCTTCTGCAGTTTGTTGAACAGGACGAAATGCTTGTTGTCCTGAACGGTTGCCTGCATCGTGGTATCCAGAGACTGGATACGCAGCGCGCCGCCACCAGTCAAAGATGCAACGTCAGTGCCGTAGCCAGCGGTAAGGGATTTCTGCAGTTCGGCAAGCTCTTGCATGCCGATCTCGCCGCCCATGGTCTGGCCGGCTCCCGGATTGTTCATCAAATTGTCGAGCATAATGTCTCCTGATAACTCGGTTTATGAAAATTTACTCGGGGAGCCGAGCAAGAATGTCGCCGGGAACGGTCAGACCGTTCTCGACAGCAACGTTGGCGCGGGCGACATCGAGTGCAGTGATGCTTCCGGCCTTTTGTGCGGTAAGACACTTCGCCATCAGGTCGCCGCTGGTAGGCTGCGGGTCTTCGGATTTGGCAAGCGTCGATGTCTTCTCGGAGATGGTCAGAACAGTCTTGCGACCACGACCTTCGCCACTCAGATCGCTCACACTCTTCTTGAGCGATGCGATCTCGGCGGTTTGAGACTTGAGCATGTCGGCAATCAAGCCGAGAGACTTACCAAGGTGCTCGCGGTTTTCAGCGTCAGTGGACTCAATGCCATCCATGCGCGCAGTCATCGACTTGATCAGCGCAGTTGCGTCGTAGGCGCGGACCTTCTCACCATCGCGTTCCATGCTGTAGCTTTTGCCGAGAACCTCGTCTTCACCTTCGGCATCGCCGTCAGTGTCGCCGTCAGTATCGCCGTCGCCGTCCTTGTCTTCATCTTCGTCAACGCCTGCAGCGTTGGCGATTTTCTCGTCTGTTTCTTTGCCTTCGTCTTGCGACTTAGCAAGCAGTTCGAGGTCTTGGGCCAGCTTGTCGAATTCGCTCATTTGCGTCTCCATGTTTTCAAATCATTAAGGAACCGCTCGACCATCTTTTTCGCCTCTGTCGCATCCATCCCGAACGTGTCAGAGACGAACTTAGTGAGCGAAGCAGGGTCGCGCTTGGGGAGAATGCTGCTGTCACGACTACGCAACATGCCAGCAAGCTTGTTGCGGAATACGTTGTAAACACCGTCATCGAGTGACTGCGCACGCAGCGCACCGCCGCCCGTCAGCGTCGCGGAATCGGTGCCGTAGCCAGCCTCAAGACCTTTCAGGACGAAAGCGTTCATGGACTTGGCGAAGACACCGAATGGCGATGTCGAGACGTTTGGAATGTGCTGGTTGACCGGCGTGCGAGACAGCGCGACGTTTGACCATCTCACCTTTTCCACACAGGTGACCGCGTTCTTGGTTTCAGGATCAATCCGGGTGGACTTCGCCAGGACAGAGCCACCGACAGACGGATACCAGCGCGCAGGCGGCGAAAGCTCGGTGAGCGACGCCCATACCATGTTCGCGTTTGCAGCCAGGGCTGTGTCACCCTTGTAGAGTTGCGCCTTGACGAAGGTCGTCTTGTCGTTGATCACGACATCGGTCGGCATGCCGATTTCATAGTTCTCCGGATTGGCGATTCCAGAACCGGTGCGCTTGCCGAGGATGGTCAGGTGGTCAAGGTCGACGTTGCCGTACTTCTTGTAGAACTCGGCAGACTCGGCCAGCGCTTTCGACAGCACGCGCTCGCCTTGCTGGTCGATGCCTTCATTGCTGGCTTCAAAGAAGACGAAGCGCTCGCCGCCAATTTCATGCGGCGTCGCCTTGAGAAAGTCGAAGGCAATGAAGTCGTTCATTATTTACCACCAGCCTTGTCATAGGCTTCTTTGACCATCTTTGTTTCAGAGCCAAATTTCGGATTGGCGTGATGGATCGTGAGTTCGTTGTTCTTGAATGTGGCGACATGCCCGTCCTGGTGGACCATGACGTCATGCTTGTCGCCATCCATAAAGCCCATCTTTCCCTTGTGGACGCGCCAGCCTTGATCTCCCATGGCATCCATGGTGTCGACGTGCCGACCGCCGCCAGTCCGCATCGTGACGACTGTCTTTCCGTCAGCCCCAGACTTCGAATGAACCCACCCAGCATCCTCTGCTTCATTGCCACCTGTCAGGCGGCTTTGAAGGTCAGAAACAGCCTTCGGAGGGGTGATCGAGTTGCCTTCAGGCTTTTTCGCTATGTGGCTTGACGAATCTTTTCCGCCATTGGCAAAAATGTAATTGCCGACGTGGTTGGTGCCAGACCAGGCATGAACAACGCCTTTCTTCGCATCCTTTTTGAAGTCGACGTTTCCGTGAACGGACTTGACTCCGGATACCCATTCGTCATGAGACATCTTCGTGCGTTTGTCGTCGTGAGCCTGAACGACAGCGCCATCCTTCCGGGTGTACGCATCGATATGGCTCTTGAGTAGGGTGAACTGATTCATGCACGGCTCCTGAATATGGAGCCAGCATTGCGTCACGACTTAGAACATGGATGCCTGCGGCTGATCAGTCTTTGGCTTGATGAAAGACGCAATCCCTGTGTCGTCCAGCCCATCCATCGGGTCGGTCATAAACTCGCGCAGCATGTGCTTCTTCGCCAGGCGGTCGCGCGCAGCCTTCTCGGATTTGTGATTGGCAACAACATCCAGCAATTCGACGTTGTTCTTCTGTCCGAGCCGGTGGATTCGCGCATTGCGCTGACCGTGGACCATGGCGGTATTCGGCGAGTCGTGCTGGATAAGCCAATTTCCGCGCTGGAGGTTGAGTCCAACGGCTGCCGCGTCAGACGCGACCATGATGTCCGCCGATGCTTCTCCGCTCTCCGGGTTGAACTGCTTGCGCTTGGCATCCTTGTCCTGCGCCGAGTCAGATCCGGTGATGGTGACGACGCGATGGCCGGCAGCCTTCAGGCGCTTCTCGATTTCAGCAACGGCAGCGCGACTGTGCGCGAACACAACGCCGGGCTTGCCTTTGCGCGCGCCGACCAGTTCCATGACCTTGTCGATCTTGGCGTTATCCGGGTGAGTGTTGATGATGCGCGATGCGGCGGATTCCTTGATGATGCCAAGCGACTCCTGGATGTTCTTGGCGATCGCTTCGTGCTGTTCTTCCGGTACCCCGTCGAAGGAGTCCGGGCTGATCGCCTTGCAGGATGCGACATCGACCTTGCCGGCCGTTTTTGCCGCCTTGGCTTTCGACATCGACTTGTCGAGCGCAGCAAGTGCTGACTTCTGGCCGGCAGACAGTTCGACTTGATGGACTTCATGCTGCGCGTCGACGTCTGGCGCGATAGTGTTTGAGATTACGTGGCGGGCCATTTCGCGCTTTAGCGCAGCCTTTGCAGCAATGGTGTCGCCGCCGTACTTGCGCATGAATGCTGCGCGGTCTCCGTAACGCTCGCGGTCCATTTTCGCCATGACGTCGTGAATTTCAGAACTGTCGTTCTTGATCGGATCGCCAGATCCGTAGACGTGGTATTCGGCATTATCAGAGACGGCATCGATCACGTTCGACCGAGCAGAATTCTCCTTTCCGGCACGATTTACGATCTGGTGCGCTTCATCGACCATGGTAGCGTCGAAGTTCATGCCTTCCTTGTCCATCACTTCCTTGGCCCAGGTCTTGCGCTCGGCCGGCGTCATGGCAGACAGCTTGGCGTTCATTTCTGACTCGGTGATGCCGGCGTGCTTGGCACCCAGGTGCTGCATGTCGGCGCGGAACGATTCGTGCGTCATCACCGCGAAGTGATGGTCCGGATTCTTGTAGGCGGCAATCCGCTCTGCCTGCGACGCGCCCGGCTGACAGTGCCAGTTGAACTTGCCAGGCTCCAGGTAGCGCAGAGCCTCGCCGCCAAATTGCCCCTGGACGACAGAAGGCACCAGCATCAGCGCCCGCTTGATCTTGCCGGTTTCGTGCAAGTGCGAGAACGCGCCCAGGTAGATGCCGGTCTTTCCGGAGCCGGCACCGTAGGACAGAACCGTCCGCTTGTTGGCTTCGATGTGCTTGATGGCACGCTGCTGCGGCGTGTACTTGTCGTTCATCGACGGCTGCCACAGCTTCGTCGGATGCCCTGGTTTGAAGTTCTTCCCGACCACCGACATCATGCCGGCGATCTGCTGCTCGGCGGCATGGCCCAGCGTGTGGCGTTCGTCGGCCCCCAGCGGAACCTTTTTCCCGGCGTCAGGAAGATGGTCTTCTTCGGTCGAGAAGAAACCCATCTGCGACTGTTCGAATGCCGCCTTGGCTTCCTGCTGCGCCTCGATCTTGTCTGCAACAGATCCTGATGAGTACTTGCCACCGGCACGCTCGCGCAGAGAATCCACCAGCGCGCGATGCGATTCCTCACGCTTGGCACGTGCGGCAGGATCGACTGCATCCAGGTGGTTCAAGTTGCCAGCGATAACCGTCTTGCCGACCTTGAGCGGGTTCTTCTTGTTGAGCGTGTTGTGGACTTCTGCAAACTTGCTGACAACATGGGAGCGGACCAAGTCCTGCACCGACTTGATGGCATTCTCCGGGCTGCCCATGATGCCGACGTACTTGTTCCAGTCCAGGCCGGAAGAACCAGCAACCTGCGACAGTTCGTCACGCTTGGCATTCCAGGCTGACCACTCCGGCGTCGTGGACGTCTCGCCGAACATATCGACGGATTCCTTCTCCGGCTCGTTGGCAAGGTGCGCCTCATGTTCGTCGCGCGCCGCCTTGCCGGCTTCGTCCACTTTCGCCAGATTCTCGTTGAACCACTTCCGGAGTCCAGTGCGCTCCTGCGCAGACAGGTCGCCGATGGGCTTGAACGCTGCGACACCTTCCGGCGTTTCAGACAGCGCACGATGCAAAGCATCGACGGATTTCTGGTTGATCTCGATCTTCTGCCGATGCAGCGGAGAGCGGTCGCCGCCCATCTTCCCAACATAGTCGTCGGCCATTTTCTCGAACTCGCCAGCCAGGCTCTCGACCGGGCGCATCTTGCCGTCTTCACTCTTGAGCGGAGCAACAGAGTCGAGCGCAGCACGGTAGGCTTCAGGGTCGCCAGACTTGGCATGGAAGTCGCCAGACTGGATATCGGCCAGGATGTCTGCGGGTGAATCGCCGTCTGCCGCGCGCCCGCCGATGTAGTCGCGGAGCGATTGCGCCAGGTCAGCGCCAGGCTTGAACGGTTGCGCCAGGCGTTCAGCGACGCCAGGCTCTGCCTTCATCGCAAGATCCGGCCGGTTGGCAAAGCCCTTCGGCAGCCAGCCGTCCTCGTCATGCTTTCCGGAGATGATGTCCATGTTCCGGCTGATCTGCTTCATGCCTTCGACATCAACAGGCGCAGCAAGTCGGTCCAGACCTTCACCGGTAATCGTGGTGACAAGGTTCCCGTTCACTGATTCCAGCTTGTAGTCGCCAGACTTCAGACCGAGCGCGTGCAGTTTGGTAATCGCCGACTTCGGGTCCACCTTTCCGAGCGACACCTCGACATGGTCCTTCGCGCCTTCGCGTAGCGCCATCACCAGCGACGCGCCGGCCTGCAGTTGACCGGTTGCCTGCCCGAGTACGCGCTTGGCCTGCATGACGGCTTCCCGGCGCTTGTGATTGGCTTCTTGGGCGGTTGCCAGGTCGTATCCGGTTTTGCCTTCCGGCATTTCGATTTCACCAGCGGCGTCGGCGAGTTCGCGCGCCTGCTTGACGGCATTCTGCTGGATGTCGTTCTGTGACTGGACGTGGTAATTCTCGGCACCTTGGCGGATGCGGTCCAGGTCGCCGGCTTCGTAATCCTTGTGGATGCGGCGGGCAATGATCTGCGACGCGGCACTGATGCCGAGAACGTCAACCACCGAACGGTCGATCATCGAGTCACCGGCTGCAGCCTGGGCGAAGGCGTTCAGCGCGTTGAATGCGCCGGCTCCGACGTGACCGCCAAGCGATTCCTCGCCGCCCATCTTGTCGATCTCTGACAGCAGGCCGACAGCGCCGATGGTCTTGATGTCCTGCTCCATCTGTTTGCGCGCGGCGTCTTCAACATCGGCATCCGACACTTCGAGGATGTGCGCCTTGGACTCAACCACGGAAGCGCCGTCCAGTTCCATGCTGGCATGACGCGCGGCCATTTCGAGCATCTTCAACTTCTTCTGCGCCTTCACCAGCGCGGCAGCTTTCTTGGCGTCGTCCAGCACCTTCGGCTGCGGCTTGACCGTTTCCGGATTGGCGAGCTTGAAGTCTTCTACCTCTTTGGCGATGCCGGCAGCCAGGTCTTTCTTCTCGGCAGCCTTCGACGCCTGCGCAGCCAGTTCATCCGGCGACTTTGCATCCGCGCCGTGGACATTGGTCAGTTCCGCCTCGACAGATTCCGGAGTCAAGCCTTTGTCTGCCGCGCGCTTGCCGAAGTCTTGCGAGAAGCCCAGGCCGGGCGTCTTTTCCGGCATCGGGTCGAGGTCGGCAACGGAAATCTGGTCCGGGCTGGGGTCGGTCAGCGGGATCTCTCCCAGGCCGGATGCCGCGAGAGCTTCGTGGTCTTCGACCAGATTCTTGCGGTTCATTTCAACGGCAGCCTTGGCGCGATGGAAGATGTCCTTGTCGTGTTCCTTGCGGGCTTTCGCCTGGGCTTCTTCGGACAAGCCGGCGTGCGCTTCTTCATCGAACGCCAGCGACTTGTCGTCCCAGCCCATAACGTCGGCGACCGTCTTCACGAATTCCTCGCGCTGCTTCTTGACCGACTCCTTCAGCGCGCCCTTCTCGGCTTGCTTCTGGTTGTGTATGCCGGCTGCCTTGTCGGCTTCGATTTGCTTCTTCTTGGCTTCCTGCCGAGCCTGCCCGCGCTGCTTGATGGAGTCCTTGTAGGACTCGCCGGTCTTCACCGAGCGCAGCTTAAGATGGTTCAGCGCGCCGCCCGCGCCGCCGATGACGCGCATCGAGCCGTCTTCGTGCGGCATAACCAGAATCGGGCTGCCCTTCGCGCCTGGGTGCGAATGAACAGTGACCCAATGTGCCCCGGCAGGGATGGGACCGTGCTCGGATTTCAGCATGTGCTGACCGAAGTCTAGAGAATGATCAAAGTCAACTCGGGCAACTCGGGTAACCGGGTCAATTACCCGATTTGCCCGGACTTCCGCCTTCACCATCCGCCCGTCAGCCGCCAGCACCTTCTGCTTGAATTCCTCCACCGGCATAGCCGTGACCGGACCAAGGAAACGAGGGTCGTCGTAGTGAAGCAGGTAGGCGCGCTCGGCTTCTTCCTGGCTGGCAAATTGGAGCATCGCCTTGTCCTCGTCATACCGATCCCATGCGCCTGCCTTGCGCTGGTGGATGATGTAGACCATCGGCGCGGTTTCATCCGGCCCGAGGTAGCAATCCACATGGTCACCGTCGACACCCAGGCTGGACAACACATAGCCGTAGGGAAACACCATCCGCGTCCCCCAGGCGTGACCGTCCCGATCAACGCCACGCCGGAACGAGCCGGCCTCGTTTTCAATCGAGATGGTCAGGCCATTCCAGGCGACCTTGCGCTTGCCGTAGTTCCCGGCCTTGATCTGCGCCGGGGTCGGCTCATGCGGGAAACGGTAGACGGCGTTCTGAGTCTCAGCCTTCGCCAGCGGCGTGCCGACGAAAGCTGCAATGTGACTACGGAGTGCGGATAGAGAGTCCATCAGCACATCGTGGCGTCACGACACAGGGCTATTTGTTCTTCGAACCGGACCCGTTGTTCGCCGTGTTGACTGCGGCGTGACCATTTGCGTAAGCATGGTGCAGAGCAAGCTGCAGGCTGCGCTTGCTTACGTCATGGAAGTCTTTACGATCAGAGCCGCCCTCTTTCAGTGTGTCGAAATTGGCGAAATGCTTGGCAGCATCCTTCACCGAGTTGTCACGGTGAACACGCAGCGCGGGATTATTGCCACCAGCGCCCGCGTTGTAGGCATGTTCGAGAGCGCGCTTCGTGCTTACCTTTCCGGTGTCAACGAAGTCATCGTCGTCATGCCCGACTTCTTTGAAACCATTAACGCCAAGGTGCTTCTTTCCGGCTTCCTTGGCGGCAGACTCCATCGCATCTGATTTGCCGGCAGCATGGACAGCATTCATCACATCCGCGTGATGTTTGGCAAACCTCTCGTCATCAAGGATGACGTGGTGCTTTCCGCCGTTCTTTACCTGAAAGCCGCCATGCTTGAACGGAGACGTTGTGAACGCAGCCTGCCGTGAATCATCATGCGCCTGCACCACAGCGCCATCCTTGCGCGTGTAAGCGTCAATATGCGATTTCAATAGGTCGAACTGGTTCATTTTCGGTTCCTTTAAGTTACCGCATCGTGCCGTCACGACAGCCGGCCTTGATAGATGGAGCCGAAGACAGGAATCGAACCTGTGACCTGCCGATTACAAATCGGCTGCTCTCCCAGCATAAAGCTACTTCGGCACATACGGGATGCGACAGGACGCGGCACGCTGGATTTAGACACCTTCCGACTCGGCACCAGCACACCCGGAGCTACCCGGTCTTGTCTATTCCGCCCCTTCTAGCTTTTCAGGGGGCCGTAGAGGTCGGCTATCGCCGGCCTGTCGCATTTCGTATTGGCTGTTGGTGACCGGTGCTGATCTCCGGCTTCGCCCAATGGATTGTCACCAGATGGGCAGACCATAGCTGCGCATCAGCCTGCGCATCCACCAACACGGCTGCGCTCTCGTACCGGCCCGGTCGATTTACCTCCGCGAGTCGCAGAGGACAAGAGCGCATGCGTGTTTGTGCCGTCTCTCCGGCTGCCACGCTGCTGTCCGCGTTCAGATGATTCGGTAACGTCGAGTCAACAACCCCGTACCTGGACATTTCTGAAGCGCGACGCCAAGTCTCGTCTTATCGCTCCAACCGGTCTGGTTTCCGGCCCGCACCGATAAATCGGCCGCGTGTGTTCGTGGCTTCTATATCAACTCTGAATCCGTTCCTTGGCAAGTCCTATCACATGCGCCACCTTGCCGCGCTCCATGGTCAGCTTCCGGTATTCGTCGGCAGCAGACTCGTCCCCGGAAACAGCCGGCCGGAGTTCGTCCAAGCGCGAGGCAATCTCTCCGTCCCGTTCAACCGCACGGTCGTGGATACGCTGCTCTGCCGCGTTGGTACGGGCAGACAGCGCAGCCAGGTCGGAGAACAGGCGCTTCATTAGATCCGGTGCAGCTTGGTCGGGTGGAAGTCTTTGCCGCTGTAGGTCTTCACCGATGAACCGACGTGTTCCATCACTTCGTGTTCCTTTCCGAAGTTGTCCTTCACCTTGTCGCCGCGACGGAAATAAGCGCCGTACTTCTGGTGCTCTTCGTGACCAACATCGCCAGGCTTCGGAACGCGCTGGTCGTCGTGCGCCTGAACTACCGCGCCGTCCTTCCGAGTGTAGGCTTCGATGTGCGACTTCAGGACTTCATGGTCTTCGTCGTCTTCGTCGCGGTCTTCATCTTCGTCGTCTTCGTCATGCGGAGACAGATCGGACTCATGGTACGAAGCCTTGCTGCCGTCGCTGTGCTTGACGATGTGGAAGTGACCGCTCGGCGCGGTTTCTTGGATCACGCCGGTTTTACCTTGACCGTTGACCTTGCCGGTCACCTTCACCGAGTCGCCTTCTTTGTGCGTTACCGTCTTTTCTTCGGCGGCAGCGGAATCATCAATGGGCGCATGGTAGCGGGCATAGCCGTAGCCTTCGGTATTCACAAGATGACGCCCACCATCCTTGTGCTTCAAGACAAAGTGCTGCGGAGCATTCTCGGCGAAGTCCTTATCGAAATCTGACCCGGCCGGGCTTGTTTTCCCGGCGTTCCCGTAGACCTGTTGATGCGAGAATTCAGGAGCGCCATCCGGGATGTCGCCGGCTGGGATTTTCTTCGTGTCGCGCGACCACTCGGTGTCCTTCGACATGAACTTGTCGTCGTGTTTTTCAGCGACAGCACGGAGGTCGACCTTCTTGGTGCGCTTGTCATCATGCGCGTTCACAACGGCACCATCCTTGCGCGTGTAGGCGTCGATGTGGCTTTTCAACAGATCAAACTGGTCGGTCATCTTTGCTCTCCTTAACGTCCGGACATTCTGCCGTCACGACACGCCGCCCGAACGCCTCTCCTTCCGGGCCTCTCGGCGCAGCAGGAGAAATGGCGATGCGCGACAGCACCGCGCGGAAGTCGACGCCTTTGTCGGCCATCTCCCCCATCAGCGCAGCCGATACAGCAAGCCACTTCGAGACGTGCCCGCTGGTCCCGTAGTTGGCGACAGCAGCAGGGTGCATTTTCACAAGCTCGGCGAACTCCTTGATGGAGAGGCCGGCTTTGCCAAGGTGGCGTTTGAATTCGTCATAGGTCATGGGTAAAGCATATCACGCCGCGCGGGCGAAGCAACTCAAATAAAAAACAGAACAATTTAATTATCTAACATTTCTGTTTGCTTTATAACAAAACTGTTATAGAGTGAGGTCGTCCCCAAACAAACAGGAGCACGAAATGAACGGCACCGAACAGACCACCTTGGAATTCGGAACCAAGTACCTCGTAACCCATTCCGGTGGCACCGAACGCCTGACGCTGGTGCGCGGATGGAATGACCGGCTCCGGTTTGTTGACGAAGACGGCAGCGGGATCTGGATCAACCGCAACACCATCGCATGCATGGCGCAACTTGAAGGAGAGACGGCATGAGCAAAGAAACGGAAGCGCTAAAGAAGATCGCCGCACACAACATATTGAAGCGTGCAGCCCCCGATCTTCTTGCGGCACTCGAACAGATCATGGCTGAAGTTGCCGGATGCCAGAAAGAACCGAAGTACGAGGCGGCAAGAGCCGCAATTGCAAAAGCGAAAGGAAACAAATCATGAGCGTCAAGCAAACAATTTCAGCGGCAGCAGAAGCGATCCCCGCCGAGTTCATGAAGCAGATCGGTGCTTCTAACGCGCAGGTTGTCAGCGACAGAAGCATTCGCTTCGACATCAAGCAAACATCGGCCGGCGTCAACCGCATCAAGATCACGCTGCAGCCTGACGGCGAGTGGCGGCTCAGGACATACAAGGTCGAGGAACTGGAAGACGTGCCGGGCATCTTGCCGGCCAGCCTGACCGGTGCGATTGCACAGATTGCAGGGATTGGAGAAGAAGCATGACCGCAGCACTCATCACAGAACAAATCGTGGACCCAGGCAAGAACATGATGGAGTTCATCGTGGACGCTTCCAGCATCGGACTGAAGCCGGGTGAGTGGCCTGACACACTCGCAACGAACATGGGAAACACGCTCCCGTTCGCCAAGATCAGCGCCGACGCAGAAGGAACGCATGTGTACCGGCAGATTGCCGGCGGGATCACGCTGACCGTCCTCAACGACTAAAACATAATTGTTTTATTTCTTAACTTTTCTGTTTGCTTTCTAACAGTTTTGTTATAAAGTGAAGTTGTTCCAAACAGACCGGAGAAACAGCATGAGCGAAATCACCATCAGCGGCGCGATCAAGTTCCAGCCCGACGCTGGGAACAAAGACGGCGGGGAATACAAGTTCCAACTGAACGAGCACCAGACATGGGGAATCCCGGTGAGAACCATCACCCCGGAAGACCTCCGCGCGATGGCTGACCACCTCGAAGCGCAGCGCAAAAACCAAGGAGCGAGTAATGCCTGACATGACCATCACCATCAAGATCCATGTGTCCCCAGACGATGCCGCATACGCCGAATGCAAGACCATCTATGAGATGTGCGCAGCAGAACTTGCTGCATGGATAGGTAACGATTTGGATGACATGGTGTCCGGATACACGCCGGCCAGCATAACGGTCACTCCAGGTCACGATGAAGACACCAGCGCGGCGGAAGAAGCCGCATACCTTGACGAGTTGAATCGCGGATACGCGCAAGACCGAATTTGACATGCCACCACGCTGGGTGAGTTTTCACTAGGCAAATACGCCGCACACCACGGCATCTGAAAGGAGATCCAATGTCCACAGTAATAAGGCTCGACAGAAACGCGATAGACGCACTGTTCCCGGATGGAAGCGAAGCCAGAGTTGAACTCCAGCGCGCGGTACTTTCAACAGTGATAAAGCAGTCGATGCACGTTAAAAGCCCGGCTCAGATCGAGGCCATGATCGAGAAAGAACTCACGGTGATCCATGCCGACACCAGGAAACTGGTCGCTGAATCATCGGCCAGCGTTGCGAAAGAATGGTTTCAATCTTCATGGGGAAATCATTTCCTCACGTCAGACCGGAAACAGTGCATACGCAAGGCTGTCGAGGATTCGATGGCCGAGCATGTATCCGAATCCATCAAATCTGCGGTTTCCGCGTCTCGGGAATCGGTGGTGTTCCGAGCAAGCAAAATCGCTGAACGTGACATACAGCGAATCGTTGACGAAACAGTCGATAAGTCCATTGAAGAAGCGGTCAAGAAGCGCTTCATCGAACTCGCAGCAAAAGCCTGACCAACATCACCACCAACCAGACAAGGAATCAACATGGCACACGGTGATATCAGAAAAGCCCTTGGCCTTGATTTAAATGAAAACCTTGGCAAGCACCGAACATATCGAATTTGGAAAGCGATGAAATCGAGGTGCTCATGGGATGGACACGAAGCAACCGACAGATACAGAGGTAAAGGCGTCAAGGTCTGCGCGCGCTGGATGGACTTTTTGTCCTTCCTCGAAGACATGGGACACCCCCCAACAGCAACCCATTCAATCGACAGAAAGGACACCAACGGCGACTACGAACCAGACAACTGCAGATGGGCAACAAAACTCGAACAAAGCAGAAACCGAGTCATGTGCATTTACTTGGACACCCCAATTGGCAGGGTCACCATGACGGAAGCTGCAGCCTACTACGGAATTGATTACCACACGGTGTGGAAGCGCCATTTAAGAGGATGGCCGCTTGCAAAACTATTCTCACCAATCACAAAACCAGGCCCAAACAGAAGGAATCAAAATCATGCATGAACTCGACACTACAACAGGCACCGCAGCGATGGCATACGCGGCCGGCAGCGCAACACCATGGCATGGCCTGGGCCAGACCATAGACCCGAACGCGAAGCCGAAAGACTGGCAGCGCGCGGCCGGCATCGAATGGGAAGCCAAGCGCACCCCGGTCGTCTTCAACAACATAAAGGATGAATACCAGGAGTGGAATGCCAAGCATGTGCTTTACCGCAGCGACACCGGCATGCCTTTATCGGTGGTCAGCGATGACTACCAGATCGTCCAGCCGGCCCATGTGATGGGCTTCTTCGGCACACTCGCAGAGCAGGGCGGATTCCAGATCGAGACGGTCGGCGCAATCCGCGAAGGTCGCCGCATCTGGGCGCTCGCCAGGGTCGGAGAAAACGCCAAGATCATGGACGACGAAGTCGCACCATACCTGCTGCTCGCCACCAGCTACGACGCAAGCATGGCGACGGTGGCGAAGTTCACCACGGTGCGAGTGGTGTGCAACAACACGCTCCAGGCCAGCCTGAAGAACAACGCCGGCCGGAAGCAAGTGTCTATCCCGCACTCGGCGATGTTCAAGCCAGAACAGGTGCGCGCGGAACTTGGCATCGCGCTCAACTCTTGGGAGGAATTCAAGCTCAAGGCCGGCACGATGGCGAAGATGAAGATCACCGACACCGAGATGGACGTCTACCTGCAAGAACTTCTGGAAGACTTCATCCCATACGGAACGACATACAACCCGGATAAGGTGCGCGCCAGCAAGGGATACCAGCGCATCACGCAACTGTTCCACGGTGGGCAGCTTGGAACCGGCCAGGACGCGATCAACGGCACAGTCTGGGGTCTGGTGCAGGCAGTCGGACAGTACGTCGACCATGAGAAGGGTCGGCTGCAGGACAACAGGCTCGACGCGGCATGGTTTGGCCCAGGCGCGAAGATCAAGGACGCTGCATGGACTTTGGCCGAAAAGGTAACGGCATGAAAGACACAGCAACCGTAGTCGACACGCTGGTCGGTACGTCGGCCATCAACGCGATGGTCACGAAGTCGAACCGGGACAAGATGCCTTCGGAAAAACTCGGTCGAGTATTGGCCGCGCTTGGGGTCAACCCGATAGGCAAAGACCCGCGCGGGTTCATGCTGTGGTCTAGCATCGCTGTGCAAGCGGTCATCCCAGGAATCAGAAAGGTCATCGAGGACGAGAAGTCTGTGATTGACAAGCTGTCCGAGCCGCAGAAAGAAGAACCAAAGCCGGCCGCATTGCCAGAATACGCGAACCTTATCGCCGACATGGACCACCGGGTCAGCCTGATCATCGGCGACATAATGGAGGATACGGTCGAGAAGGTCGCGCAGATGCACGCTGGGAATCAAACCATCTTCAAGACGCTGATCGAGCACGACAAGAAGCGGAAGGACGAACATGATGCGGTCATGCAGAACCTGCTCGATGTGACATCTGGACTTGCGGCCATCGTTGCGAAACTGAATGAGCCGGTAGTCGATAAAAAACCCGCGCAGGCGCAGATTGCCGATCCAACTTCCAAAGAGATACCGCGAGTTGTTGAAATTCTTGAGTCGGCAATCCAAGGGAAAAAACACCGTCCGCACATCGGCATCATCGGCATCACATCGCCGGCATCGTCGCAGATTGAAAAAGAGTTCTGCGATAGTTTCAAGATATCGATGCTCGGCCCGAACGAGCCGCACAAGATCGTCAATATGCGCAACTGCGACCGCGTCTTTACGCTGCGCGGCAAGGTCATGTCGCGCCACATGAACGAACTCAAGAATATCGGACAGAAGCCGTACAGTATCGGAGACAGCGTGAGCAAGATCCGCGACGCGCTGACGGCTTACTTCATCGAAGTGTCTGAGAAGGAGGCAGCATGATGCTTCCGCAATCATCGGAACGCATCAGAAAGCTCAAGTCAGAAGGTGCTGCCAAACGTAAGCGCCTTATGTCTCTGGTGCCTGATGAATTCACCATAGCGCAGTTGGTGATGGCCTCTGGGATGAGCGCATCAGAAGCCAGATCACAGATCCAGAAAATGATGCGATGGAATGAAGTGAAGCAGACAAGCGAATACAAAACTCCACGCACATACAGAAAGGATGCAGCATGAGCCGCCCTACACATCGAGGAAACACACTGTCCCCGGAAATGAATGCATCAGAACTGACCTATCTTGCGATGAGAGCAGGCCCGATTGATGCGTCTGCGCTCCGCATAAGAGCCGGAGGAATCAGCCACGCAAACAAGATGGTTCGCATCGGGCATGCGACGGTCAGTACAGACGGACAGAATCCGGTCTACCGCATCACGAATGAAGGACGTGCAGCGTGCCCAAGCCGCCGCACAATCGAGAAGGAAATCGTTGAGATTTATCCGGGAGTGATGGCATGAACGAAACTGAACTCGAATCTCCGCGAGATGAAATGGGCCGGCTGCTCAGTCACGGTGAGCATTACTGGCTGGACTTGCCGATTCACCCCAATGCTGCTGCGGCTCTCGGAGAAGAACGGATGATCGTGATCTTCAACCAGACGATGGTGGCGCTCCACAACAACGTCGCCAACCGGCTGATATTTGCCTGGTCCGGTTCGATGCGTTACCCAGGCTGCCACGGTGATGTCGTGTTTAACGAAGCTGGGGATGCAGCATGAAAACAGCATCGAAACAAACCTTGGAAGCGCGCATAGCAACGCTTGAGCGTCAGCTTCAAGAAGCCATAGCAGGGCAAGCGCACACCTACCACTTCGCTGACGCCTATCTGGACAAGGCGAGCACTAAACACCTCATGGCTTCTGGTGTGATTCTGACCATGACGGTGCTCGGTGGGAGGGCAATCTGCGAACCAGTGTTGATCCGGGATGGGCTGTCAGACGAAACGATAGCCGCACTGAAGGCTGACATGCGCCGAAGTTACGAACTGGCGACCATGTACAAACCTAAACCGCTGCCACAAAAGGAAGAAAAATGAGCAACAAGCACTACGCGGAACGCGACGCCATGGAACAGGGGCAGTTCTACATCGACCACGTCATGGCAATGACAGCAGAGGAACTGCACAGCAAGGCGGACATCGCCGCAGAGTTAGCGCACCGAGACATCATCATCAAGAACCTCGAAAACCGCCTCGCTGTCTGGGAAGCCGGCACTGCTGCGGACATCTCGCGGTCGATGATCAAGACGGCAGACAAACTCATGCAGGAGCGCGATGCCATCAAGTCCGCGCTCTCCGATCTGCTGTTTGTCATCAACCCGGACAAGGACGGGTCGTTTTTCATCTGCGAAGAAGGAGCGGTAATTATCGCTGCCGCGCGGATTACATTGGAGGAATCATGAGCGAGAAAAACACAGGCGGGCCGGCGTTTCCGTTTGCATTTGCAGATGAAGACCGGGTTAGTGATGGCATGACCATGCGCGATTACTTCGCGGCGAAGGCGATACCTTACGCACAAGAATCAGGTTTCTATGACAAAACAAAGCCTGGAACTTGGGCAGAACAGGTTGCGGTTGAGTGCTATGAGATGGCCGACGCAATGCTGAAAGCGAGGGAAGCATGAGCCGGCCAGGACAAGGAACAGACATCAAGGTCGCCAGCCCGGCATGCCGGATGTTCGAGCAGAAATAACCGTTTTTTTATGTTGCTTTATAACAGTTTTGTTTGTACTGTAAGCGCATGGACAGAAAAACAGCCATCCAGGTAATCAAGGTCGCCGGATACCACGGTGATACGAAAACATTCATGCGGACCTACTGCGAGAACAGGATCAGCTTCGCCGTCGCGGATAACTTCTTCCGCAAGGGTAAGCAAGCAAAGCTGGCCGGCATGAAGTGCGACTGCAACCAGTGCAAGAAGGAGAAAGGCGAATGAGCACGCACACGGTCTTACAGTGCCACAAAACCAAGTGGCACAAGAATCCGGTGTCAGGTCACGAATGGCCTGAATTCACGTTCATCAACCGCTGGCAAGTTCAGGGCGGTGTGGCGCTTGGCGAAGTCTTCTTCAGCGAGAAAGCTGCGCAGAAGCATGCCGACTTCCTCAACAAGTTCTGCCCGCCTGAATACATCAAGCGCATCCAGGCGATAACTGCACCGAAGGAGTGACATGGACAACAACAAGACCGCACTCATGCTATCCCAGGCCATACCGATGGGAGAGCACGACAACCCGCACGGAGAATGGATTCGGGTCCGTCTCGACGTTGTTCTTGACGCCATCGAGCAACTCAAAGACGCGGCACGTTACCGCTGGCTGATGGAGCGGATGCAGGAAGTCTATGACGGCGCTAACTATGACATTGGTCATGTCGACATAAGCTGCATGATGATCTTCGGCCGCAAAGAAGTGCGTCGCGTGTCGGCAGAAATTAGCTGGTTCGATGAGCGAGACGAAGACCTCAACTTGAGCTCGGCAATTGACCGCGAACTCCAACAACCAACAACAAAGGATTGAAGATGTGGATCGCACTTAATAACAGCTTCTTAAGCATTGTCCGAAAGCAGCCGCGCGACAAGTTCCTGACCGTCCGCGCCAGGGTTGCTGGCGACATTGAGCGCGTGTTCCCGGACGCTAAGGTCCAGGTCGGAGGCGGAACGGATTACAAGTTCCGCGCGCAGATCGGCGATAAGGTCGTGGCGGATGCCATCGCAAAGCAGATCAAAGGCATCAGCTACGGCAACTTTAAGGACAGCGTGCAGGACGATGACCGGCACGATGCCTACTTCAACGTGTGGCGCGCGATGATGGCGATGCAGAAGATGCCAGTCGACCACCGGCAAGATGCGATGTTTGACTTCTACGAAGACAGTGTCGATTGATTACGCAACGCTGGCGTAACCGGCGCGCAGCGAAGCGGAGCGTCCGCGTTGACGCAAATGTTAGAACTCAGGAGGGAATAGACCATGCAACTCAGAGAGGGCGAAGTGGCTTTTGTGATGGCGCAAATTGCGCTGCTGAACTGCGAAGTGGCTGGCATGCAGGCCGAAAACACGCACCGCCTGAACTGCGGAAATTCCGTTGCCTACGGCGCGGACGAGTTCGCGGCCGTGCGGCAGCAGTACGAGGCGCTGATCGGCAGCAACGCGATCTTAGAGATGGCGCGGTCATGAGTTCTAACGAATGACGTGTTAGCCACGACACGCTAAAACGTGGCACCACTGAGAGGATATGAACGTGCGAACTTTGACTGACCATAAGATTAACCCCGGCAATGACACGCTGACCATTACCGTGCTGGACGAACCTGGGCACGGTGGAGCAAACCACGCCTACGACATCGAAGGTGGCGAGGCGGTACCGACGCACCTGCGCTTTCAAAACGGCCCGATCAACGCGGACGGCAACGGCGTGAATGGCATTACTCACGAGGCGTTGCTTGCGGTGCTGTGTGACCGCCTGCGTGGGTTCCAGGCGGGGCAGTATGCCTGCAAAGCGAACGCTTGCGCACTGACCCACCTGGAAGAAGCACAGCACTGGCTGCAACAGCGCACCATCGAGCGTATGCGGCGTGGCGTCGAAGGCACGCACACGGTTTGATGTTATGGCCGGCATGACGACGCGAGAACTCATGCCGGCTAACGAACCAGCTAAGTGGCGCGCGTGACCAAGCCAAACGAAGCTGCGCCGGATGTTCGCGCGTCCCGCCTTGAGCGCCTTGTTGGGCTTCTCTGGGCGATCATCTGGCGTCGATGGATGACTGGGCCTGGCGGTCACAAGCGGCGAGTGGTGCGCGTTAAGGGGTGGCGCACAGCCATCGTCGAGAGCGACTGGGAAATGCGCGTGACGGTGACGCCGTGTTTCTCGGTTTTTGGATGGCGGTTCGATTGATGACGCCGAACGCCTAGCTAACCGGCGCAGGCGGCCTTATCGCCTGCGTCCGGGTTGAGCGACGTGTTATGCCTTTGACAACGAAAGGATGCGCAATGGAACACACAAAAGAGCGTTGGGAGTGGTCGGAGCACAAATTCAACGCGCCGCCGTTCGAGGGGACACTTGACCACGAATGCGGCATTTACCCACCAGACGGCGAGAGCGGCCCTGTGGCGATAGCCAGCGGGAAGAACGACGCACGGCGCATTGTGGCTTGCGTGAATGCTTGCGCCGGAGTGACGACGGAAGAACTTGAGCAGGGCGGGTTTGTTTCTGGACTGATTGAGCAGCGCGACGAGCTTGCAAAACTGTGCAACTACAACGAGCGCTTGATGCAGGACTGTTTGCGCCTGGCCGAAGAAGCGCCGCGCTGGCGTGATGTGGTTGATGAGCTTCCGCAAGAGGCGCAAGAAGTGCTGTTTGTGCGTGACGGAAAGACAGTTCACGGCGCGTGGATTGGCGGGATATTCTGGCACAGCAACAAGAAGATGGCCGCTGCGCAATGGATGCCACTGCCGAAACCGCCAACGGCGGCGCTTGCGAGACGGCGGCCTGTGGCGTGGATTCGGTTTTGCAGCGACGGATGCTACGAGGGGCCGATCATGGACGCACAGATTGAAGATGTGCGAAAGCAAAGCGGGGCATGGACTCCGCTCTATAAGCACAACGACTTGCGACTGGTGCAGGTTGGTCCCTGCACATGCAGCGACCACGAATGCGGGGAGTGCATGCGATGAACTTCGACGACTGGATGGCTACGCAAAACCCTAAGTACATGCCGACCGACGACACTGTGGCGCTGAGGTTGCTGCGCGATTGCTGGAGAGCGGCGGAGTTCCACAGTGATAGAGCGCAGGAGCGCGAGCGGATGATTGCACTGATGCGAGATAAGTGCAGGAAAGTCGGCGCTGACAGGACGGCGGCACCTCATGGGCGTTGCGGCATACCAGGAATGCTTGGACACCATGAGGCATAACGCATGAGACACAGCAGAATTGACGTATAACTGCGAAATCTAGATGTTTTACTTCATGCCAGCCTTGCTGATGACATCGTGATCTGCTTCGCTATCCAGATACAGATGAAGATCTGACTCTGGAACAAGATGCGCTGCCTGGCTCTCCCAGCCAACGTCCGCAGGCGTTCCTCCGACACGAACCGCATGATAGTAGCGTGTTACAGATGACGTCCGGTCGACGTCACAGGCATAGCCTACGATCTTCACCTTCAGGCCGGATTCTTCGAACACTTCCTTGATGGCATTCGCCTGCCAGGACATCTCGTCCTCGATTTTCCCTTTAGGGAACGTGTTTTTATAGCCGCCGAACTGGTTGGTCGGAGACACCAGCCAGACACGACCATCCGGCTCTTTGATGATGCAGCCTGATGCCGGCTTGAGTCCTTGCTTCAGATGCATGACAGGCTCGTCCAGGTCTTCCATCTGCCCTTCGACGTAATCCCACTCTTCGTCGGTCTTGGGATGATCCAGCCAGGGTGACAACGCGAGTCCGTTCAATTCGTCCGGGCAAGCGCCACCAGGGATGAACGTCGCCGTCTTCTTCTGGTCGTGCCAGGTTTCAGGCGCAGTCTGATGATTCGGGTTGTAGATCCCGACCGGCTTACCGTTGTCGCCGTTCTTCGGGTGGTAGACCTTGGGCGGCGCTTTCGGCAGCGTGTGGAACAGGAACGAGCCGCCACCCATGCCGTACTGCGGCGCGACAATCTTCTGGTGCGGCTGCGTACTCAGTTTCTTGATCTTGCCGGAGTCGGTGTGCTTGATGCGGAACAGCGATCCTTGGCGCTCGTAGTCCTTGACGACCGTGCCGTCCTTCTTTGTGTGACCGTGGACGTGCGACTTCGCCATCGTCTCGCCACCGGCAAGCATTTTGTCTACTGCCTTCTTTGCGTCTTCAATGCCGCCAGGATTCGCCCATGCCTGCGCACGGTAGTGGTCAGAGGACTTCTCTCCGGTGGATGGGTTGACGACCAGTTTGTAATCATGCCGGTCGAGTATCTCGAACACCGTGGTAACAGTTTTCTTCGTGCCAGCCTTCATCTGCCCAAACACAGATTTTGTTGCCTTTTTCGAGCCTTCACGCTTGAACACGCGCAACCGAAAGCCACGATACGGCTCGCCGACGTTGTGCTCAGTTCTTGAGTCCTCATGGGCGCGAACGGCTGTGCCGTCTTTGCGCACAAAGCCGTGGACGTGCGACTTCAACAACCCGGAGTCGGTGACAACGATCATGCCGGCATCCTTTCTTCTGCTCCCATCAGAACTTTGACCGCGTACTGCAGCGACGGCTTGAGCATCACACCAAACAGCATGTCGTCGCCATCGGCCAGCTTCCACTTCTCGATAACCAGCGCAGCCAGCCAGTCGAACAGGACCGCGACAGGATCATCGGCGAACTCATGCCGGTGAGCATGCCAATGCGGTCCCAGGTCAATCTTCAGCTTGTTGCCCAGCGTGAAGTCGTTATAGCCATTGATGATGCTGTAACCAGGGTCACGCCCGGAGAAGATGCCGGCCAGACGGGTGATCTCAGAGCCAAGTTCAGCATGCGCAGAATCTCCCGGAACCTCTCCGGAAGACGCTGCCATGGCAATCGCTTCAACCTTGGCGGCGAATCCACCAACCAAGCCGGCGACTACATCAGGATTGCCAAGACTGGTCGCGCTTGACGGGTCCGAGAAGGCTCCTGGCGATACACGATAACGGTCTCTTTCTTGTCCCATTCCGAATTACTCCTTAACGATTTCGCCAGCGTCTGGCCTTTAAGTTGAGCCACGAAGCCAGTGTCTGGCGGCAGCATGATAACGTCGATGAATACGCCTTGCGGGTGGTTGTGACCGCCAGGCTGAACATCGACTACCAGATACCGCTGGCCCGGCAACGTTGTCAGTTCGCCCTCACTGCCGAGAGAGCCTGTGCCATACGTCGGCGTTGCTTTGCACCCTGCCGCGCAGCGAATCCGCATCTTGATCTGCTTGCCGTCCCCGTTCGTAAAGTGCGGCGAGTCGCCCCAGCTTTCGTGGAACGAGGTACACATCGAGTCCGTGTTCTGCAGTATAGCGCCCGGCTTGGTGGCGAGAAGCTGCTTGGTCATCGACTTGCCAGCCGTGTCGTCGTCCATCCATCGCCACATCTGCGTGCCTTCAGGAAGATCCACAGCGTCGTCGTAGATGCCAGCCGTCACCTTGTTGATCGGCGTCGAGTCGTATGACGACTTGCCATGCGACCACAGATGGTTTGCAGCACCAGAACCCTGCACACTTGAGATGTAGGTCTTGGTCGTGCTCCTGACCTTTTGATAGGCAGCCTTGAGCATTCCAGCGAACGATGTTCCTGACTTCTGCCAGAACCACTTCGTCCTTTTCAACAACGCGACAGCATCGCCTTCATCGATCTGGCACAACTTCATGAAGTACCCGAGACGGTGCTCCTGCGGGATTGTCGTCACGTTCTGGCCTGGCGCGAAAGAACCGACCGCATCGGCAATCTCGCTGACCAGACCGAAGCTGCCAAGCGACGGCATCTCCAATGTTTCGACAGGAGGATAGCCAATCGACTGCAGCGTCTGGACCAGCGACGCCCACTGCTGCTGGATGTGGTTGGAAGGATGCTCTGTAATCGGCTTCTTGCCGATGGACTGGCCGGTCTCCTTGTCCACCGCGTCGTAGTGGTAATCCTTCAACGCCTTCAGGTTGCCTTGCATGGCGAAGGCTGCCAGAGCCGCGCTGTCGGCGCTGTTTTTGTCGTTGACGTGCTGCTTCGAAGATACCGGCTTTCCGCCGTTCAGCGTGTTGAAGTCAAGCGGCGGCTTGATGTCGGCCGGGTCGACGGTCAGCTTTGTCTCATCGACCGGAGGCGTATCCCACTGGTCGACAATTCCCATCTGCTTCAGGACGTCAGCGCGCCTGGCAATCAGCTTCTTGGCAAGCGCGGCCTTTTCCGCATCCGTGCCAGGCCCGGCAATTTTGCAGAGTTCTTCGATTTGCGACGGCTTCAACTTGTTCAACTGCTTGCCACCCCAGGCAATCGATGCGTCCGTAGCGCCGGCAAAGACCGCCGCAGCCTTGGCGTTCTTGCCGTAGTCCTTCATGGTCTTCAACTCGGCAACCGTGTCGCCGAAGTCCGCGCCCTTCTTGCCGCCCATGGCACGGTAGTCGAGCGAACCGCCCACGTCGATGCGGACAGCGCCGCCTGAACTGTTGAGCAGCAGGTTGTCGTTCGCCATGCCGACGACATCCCAGTTGCCGATCCAGGCGTCGATGGCGAATGCCTGGTGTGCGCCAGCTGCGCTGGCAAGATTCTCAGCGCTGCCCTTCTTCATCCCATCAACCCACTTCGAGGCGATACCCAGCTTGCCGTCCTTTTCGACCAGCTTCAGCGTCGGAACATCGACGCCAAGCATCTGGTAGAACTTGGCAGCCAGGAATTCGCTGCGCACCATTTCGGCGTCGGCCGGGAACTTGCAATACCACTCCTGCCCGCCTTTGTCCTTGAACTTTCCGCCAGGGTTTGAACCCAACTGCGGACCAGTCTGCGGCCAGGAATCCATTACCGAAACGTGGTCGCCAAGCTTTGACTTGGCAATCGAGATCGGCGCTGCCGGTTCAACTTTGTGCCAATGGCCGTTTTGGAACACCAGCATGCCATCCGCGCCCTGCTTGGTATCGCCGTCCTTCGGGCTGGCAGATTGAGCGGCAGTAGAACCCAGTGCAGCGGGGTCAACGCCTTCTGCTTCCGGATCGAACTTGCCAAGCGCAGCGGCATGCATTTGCTGGCAGAACTTGTAGAACTGTTGACGACGAACAAGCGTCGAGATCGATGTACATTTTCCTGTTTTGAATCCAGTGACGTTTTGCTTCGCCGAAACAGAGCCGTCGTTGTGGAAAGTGACGTACTGCTTCAACCCTGTAACTCCGCCATTCAATACTGCGTTCTTTATCGCAGTCGAGATGTTGACGTAGATTTTTGAGTTTTGATGCGGATCAAGCGTCTCGTAATCCGGTACCGGAACTGCCGCTATCTGCTGCGCCTTGGTCAGTTTTTTCTTCTTCTTGAAGACGATGACAATCGGCGGAATCTCGGTGGGTATTGGCTCGAAGCCGGAAGAGCCGACATAGCTGTAACCGTTTGCGCCCTTCATTCCGACCAGCTTGATCGCAGCCTTGACCGCCGCGTCGTTGCTGGCATGGACTTCGTCGCCGCTGTGGCCTTTCTGCCCGATCTTGCCGTAGGTCTTGGTCAAAACAGTGCCATGGACCTCGACCTTGTAGAACTTGTTGTGCCCTGGTTTTTTGTTTTCCATGTGCGCAATCCACTTGTACCCGGTGGCAGGCTGCGCAGCAGGAGCCGCAGGAGCTGCAGCCACACCCTTGATCTTGTCCAGCATTCCGGAATCCGGCATGTGAACGCCGAACATCTTGTCCAGCGTGTTGCGGACGTCGTTTTTGTCGAACGCGGACCATGGGCCAGAACCGCTACCATCGGCATCGGATGTGCCAATTTGGTACTCTTTCAGGTCATTGTCCCAGCCCACATAGATGGTTGATGTGGCTGTGTGCTCAAGCAGGATCACGTTGTTCCCGCTGAACCCTTCGTCGTTCATCGACACTTGCCAGGTGCCGGATGGCGCAGGAGCATCGGACGCTGCCGGCTTGGCCGATTCCTGCTCGGCCTTTTCCTTCAGAAACTCCTGCTGTCCATTGGTCAAAGAATGCCAAAGCGCCCACATGGTCTTGTCCGTGTTGTCGGTCTGCGGCATGCCAGCCGAGATCCACAACTTGAGCGCGTGCTCGTCTTCAGCAGACACATTGGATGGAGCAACCTGCAAGTGCCAGCGACCGTTGAACAGGACGTAGTTCTTGCCGTTGATTTCCTTGACGTCGCCCTCTTTCGGCCCGCCTTCCTGCGTTTTCTGGCCTGGATGAAAGGCCAGGTTGAGCATCTTTATCGGGTCAGCGCCTTCGTTCTGGACAGCAACCTCGACCGCAAGTTCATAGGACGCTGAGTGCATCGGCGGCGATGCGGGAGCAGGAATCTCGCCGGCCAGCATCGAGAACATGGCAGCCTTCCAGCCGTTCTTGCTGTAATCCTGTCCGGTCAAGATGTTCTTCCAGGAGCCGTCCTTCTGCTTCTGGTAGTTGTGCCCTTTGTACGAAGCGTTCACCGCCATCTTGCCAGCGGCAGCATCCATCTTGCCGGCCGTTTGCATGGCCTGGTCGAGCGCGTACATCGGAGAAGACCAGCCGTCGCCGTCCAGTTCATCGTCGATGAACGACTGATAGAAGCCATCGGCAGTCTTGACGACCTTCACATGGTGCCCGTTTACGTTGTCGAACAACACAGTCTCGCCGGCAGCAGGAGGAACGTCAGGCATTACCGGAGCACCGACCTTGCCGCCTTGTTTCTTGTTTTCCGCCTTCAAGTGCTGGACTGCCGTCTTCAACGCGGAAGGTTTCAGCCCTGCGTTGTTCGCCAGAGCCGTAACGACACGCTCCAGCGCTTCACTCGGAACGTGGGCGAGGACCGACATATGATCAATCACGGCGTTGATTGCTTCCTGCGACGGCATGTCGGGAGTGGATGGCTTCGAAGCTGCAAGCCACTGCTCTCCTGCCTTGTCGATCAAGTGACCAACTTTATCCAGCCCATGCTTGGCAATCGCCGCACTTATGTGCTGCTGGCCGTTCAGTTCCTCGTAAGTCATTGCTTCGTGCTGCTCGACAGTCGGCACCTTGCCGGCATCGAGCGAGGCGTGCCAGCCATCAACGCCAGGGATGGTGTGCGGGTCAACGTCTGGCGCGACCTCTGATTCATGCAGCCACACGGCAACCTGCTTCGGGTTGAATCCGTTCTTTTGATACGTCCCTTGATCGACACTGGATAGGTGGGCATACACCGTCTCGTCGGCCGAGAGCTTTGCGCCGATGGCGAGCAGATACCACTTGCCACCGTCGTAATCGACGACCTTCTTGTCGGCCATCTTCGCCTGGTATTCTGCCTTTTCTTTTTCGGCTAAAGACGGCGACTTGTGCCAACGCCCGTCCTTGAAGGTCAGCGTCCCGCCTTCGCCTTGCTTGGTGTCGCCATCCTTCGGCGAATCATCCGCTTGCAGCACCACCTTTGCAGTACCGGCAGCGAGCGCAGCGTGCAGCGTCTCCTTCGGGATTGAGACGGTGTTCTTCGGGCCAGGCACCGTCGCTCCGACCTTGTGCATCTGGTAGGAGTCTGCGCTCTGGTTGTAGATCGTCCAGTCGCCCGCGTTCATCTTGGCGTACTGGCTGTCCAGCTTCAGCACAGCGCCGGTCTTGAGGTCCGGGTGCTTGGCAGGCTCTGGTACCGGAGCGGCAATGTTCGCGGCATTCCAGCCGACAGACCACTCCTGCAGCGCGTCCATGTATTCGGCATACGGCAGATGGTTGTGCGCCTGCAAGAAGTCCTGGTCGATACCTGCTGCGTGCGGCTTTCCAGCAGCGAACGCCGCTGCGCCGTATTCCTTCGGGGTCATGGGCTTCTTGTCGTTCGCATCGACATGAACAGGCGACGTGTCGCTGTTTTCCGTTTTCTTCGACACGACACCCATCAATGCCTCGGCCTTTTCAGCGCCAATGGCCGACTCGATATCTGTCGCCATTTTGGCGACTTTGACCGGGTACTTAGCTGCGTACTCGAAGTACGCCTTCTTCTGGCCGGAAGTCGGCGTCTGGCCGGCGAGCATTGCCGCCTTCCAGCCCGAAACAGCAGCGGACAGCGAAGCCTCGGCCTGCAGATCGGTGGCGTGCGCCAGGACCAGCATCGCCTTGTCGTGGTCGCCAAGCGCGCCGAAGTCTTTCAGTTCCGCCGACAGCTTCTTGTGCGCGGCTTTCTGGTAGTGCGAGCCTTGGCCGTTTCCGACCTTGGCATGGTCGTGGTCGTCCGAGACGTTGACCATCTTGTGATGGGCATGGATTACCGTGCCGTCCTTCTTCACCGACGCAGGAATCCACATCTCCTTTTTCACGGTCGCCTTCAGCAAGTCCTCGGTGAACACCAGTATTGACTTGTGAATCGGCACGCCGGAAGACTTCGCGTTCTGAACAGCCGCATGCAACTGCTCGGCGGTTGCACCTTCGCCGCCGAATAGATCGTTCGTGCATTTTTCAGGCTTCTTCATGCATTCGTCAGAGAACGGCGACGCCTTCATGGGTGGTGCTTTCGGACGGGCGAACAGATCAGACGTGTGCGCGTCCTTGGAGGCTCCGCGCGAGTTTGAATGCGGTGACACCTGGACGACGCGACCGTTGGCAAGGCGACGCTCGTAGCCACGCACAGCGCCCTTGATGATGTCGGTGACGAAAAACATGATGGTCATTGATCAACCCTTCTTTAGATTCTGTTTCAGCCAGGCATCGAACTGGCTGTTGCTGCCACTAACCGTCTTCGTCAGTTTTTCCCACATGCCACGGCAATGCGGGTGGAACACGCCAGAAGAAGGCTTCCACATTTCAGAGTCCATGCGCTTGACCAGGCCGGTCGGCGTTTTCTTGTACGGCGATGAGGATCGGCCGACGTTGTTCTTGCCGACCCAAACCTGGGTGTCCCAGTTCTTCTCTTTGGCATCCGGCGACACGACGTCGAAGACCTTCCCGTTGACCGAAGTGCAGAACGCGCAAGCGCCGTCGTAACGCTCATGCCGGCGCACCTGATCACCCACTGCGCACGATGCGATAAACCCTTGGTTCGCGTTTTCGCCAGCCTCTGTAACGGCAATTCGCCGCCAGTCACGATTCATGTCGCCGAAGTCGTCCAGCAGCTTCTGCTGCAACGAGGTCCGACCTTCCTTGTCTGGCACGCCGAGAAACTTCTGCTCCTGCCAGTCGATGATCGAAGTCTTGAGTTTGGCGCGCATCTTATCGGTGATGCTGGTCACGTACTGGCAGCAGCGAGCCGATCCGAACTCCATCGCGGCTTTTTGCTGGCTTGCCATGCCGCCAAACATCGCCTCTGTGGATTTGATGCTGAACGGTGCAGCCATCATCAGCGCGGTCGCCTGCGCAAACGTGATGCCGCTGGCGCGCGCCTGGACTTGCCCCATGATGTTCGAGCGAACAGCCAACCATTCGGCTTCTTGCAACATCACGTCCTGCGGGAAGTAGCGCTGGACGAGGTAATCGACAACCATCATCCAGTCATCAAGCGTGAACAGTTCTGGCGGGACGTTTTCAAGGTAATGCCGCGCGGCCGAAAGCTCTCCAGGAGTCCATCTCTGGACCGAACCAGGCGTGACGACATAGCCAGGCCGGTCCTTGTTATCCAGCCAGCGAGACAACTCGGACTGCAGCGCGCCGAATTTATCCAGCCCCTTGTTGGTCCATTGCTCGATCAGGTGGCGGATAAACTGCGACTCATGCGGTCGCCATGGGTCATCGCCCGGACGGGCAGCCTTCAAGAGTTCTTCGTCGCAGTGTTCGCACATTGCAACAGTCTTGCGTCACGACACTAAGCCGCCAGAAGGATCGCCATCATTTCAAGTTCGACGTCAACGAACTCTGCCGACGCACTGCAGTCTGCTGCGCCGACAGAATCAACTGAGGCGGATGCGACAAGCCGTACCGACTTCACCCTGCCGGAAGCAGAAACGTCCGCGCCGATTTGCTCTGCCGATATGCTGCCAGATAGAACGCGGCGAAGCTGCCGCTCGATTTCCTGGCGCTGATACTCCGCGACGATGAATGATGTCGACGGGATGATTCCGTGACGCCCGCCAGGCTGTCCGCCTGCGTACTGACCGACGGAGGCGAGTCTGAGCGATGCATTGCCGGATACTTCGAGTGCCCCGCACTCAACATCAATGTCACCGTGCAGGATTTCGCTGCGCGCACTTCGGCCTAACCCATTGGCAACGAGTACGTCACCGAATAGTCCAAGTCCGCGTGCAACCAGTGCCATCGTCAGCCCACCTTGTCTTCAAACATTACTGCAATCTCTCTCGGTGCTCTGCACCTTTACCTCGATACGTTTGTGTCTTAGCCGCATCTTCGTGCAACTGTGCCGTAAGGTACGGTGTCACGCCATCATCAGCATAGACGGTCATAACGCCAGTTGTCGGGTCAGTGACCGTTTTGTTCCTCAAAATCGCACTACATATCAGCATCTTGTCTGCAAAATCTACGGCTGTTGCGTGCGTCCATACCGCATCTGATACTTCGGTTTTGGTCGGGATCAAAGCAATCAGTTCTGCCAGCGTCATATCGCCATCCTCTGTATAGATAATTGTGCCAAGCGTATCGATGGTGGATAGCGACCCCACCGAAGACGTAATGGCCGCACCGATAAGCGACTTCGTGCGGAGTATATCGAACGCACCAAACCCTACGGTAACTTGCGATCCAGTAACGCTGGCAGATCGTTCATTCGAAAGCGCACCAGCCGATGTCGTCGCCGAAGCGCCAGATAGTGCGATTGTTTTGTCGCATACAAGAGAACCTTCTGAGACATGGATTTCATCGCCATCAACCACCGCTGATCTGGCGATAGTGAACGTGCCAACGTCAGCCGAAACATGAGCACCGGTAAGCGCGACCAGAATCTCTTTGACCGGCGTAACAGTACCAACTGAAGTTGTCGTCTGAGAGCCAACTAATGCAGCAGTTTTTCCTACGGTGGCTGATAGTGCGCCAACAGATGTTGTGGCCGACACACCAGCCAAAGCTACAGTCTTCGCGTGACCCAATATCCCGGTTGAAGTTGCGGCATTCGCGCCAGTCAGTATGGCCGTTTGCGCGACCGTAGCGACCAGCGTACCAGCATCGGTTGTGGCCGCGCTGCCAGAAAGCGGCTTGCTGACTTGAAGCGCTGTGGTGCCTGCCGATACCGTGACTTCCGCCCCGATAAGCGCCGCCTGCTTGGACTCAGCGTAGCTGACAGACCCGGATGACGCAGTGACCGACGTTCCTGTCAGTGCGACGGTCTTCGCGTGCGCCAGCGTACCAGCAGCGGTCGTTACTTCCGACCCAACCAGCGATGCTGCGCCTTCTACGACTGCGACAACTGTGCCAGCCTGGGTCGAGACTGATGAGCCAGCGAGTGCTACCGCGTTTGCTTGCGCCAGCGTACCGGCTGAGGCAGCGACTTGCTGCCCGGTAAGGGCTGCGGTCTTAGCATGGGCCAGTGCCCCCGCTGATGCTGCGACTTGTTCTCCAGTCAGCGCCCTCGTATTAACAACCGAGAGCGTGCCGGTTGAGGCCATGACTTGCTGGCCGGTCAGTGCAGCGGACTGTGCGGCGGTGGCTGTGAGCGTGCCGGCGTGAGTTACTACAGACACCCCAGAGATCGCGGAAGTTACGTCCGCACTGCCCAGTGCGTCGAACTGAACCCACGACACCTTGACGCTGATGATGTGGAGCGTGCCCGCCGAAGCTGTGACTGAGCCGCCTGTCAGTGCAGCGGATTGTGCGACGGTCGCGGAGAGCGTGCCGGCTTGTGTGGTTGATGCCGCTCCCGCGAGTGCCTTGATGTGCTGCTCGGAGATGCTACCCGTAGAGGCAGTCGCTGCGCTGCCAGTCAGCGCGACAGTCTTTGATTGCGCCAGCGTACCGGCTGAGACAGCGACTTGCTGCCCGGTAAGGGCTGCGGCCTTCGCGTGCGCCAGCGTGCCAGTTGAGGCAATCGCTTGATCGCCGGTCAGCGCCTTTGTATTGACAGCCGAGAGCGTTCCGGTTGAAACGAGGACTTGTTGGCCGGTCAGCGCAGCGGACTGTGCGACGGTGGCTGTGATAGTACCCGCCTGAGATGCTGCCGAAGACCCAGCCAGCGCCTTGCTGCTCTGTACCGACACACTACCTGCTGTGGCAGTGAGTGCGCTTCCAGTCAGGGCAACATTGATGTCCGTTACCGCAGAAGCGGTGATTGTCCCGGTGGACGTTGTGACCGCACTACCACTCAGTTCAAGTGACTGAACCGCCGCAATCGTGCCGACCGACGCTGTTACCGCTGATCCAACGAGCGCAACAGATACGTCCGTCACCGCCAGTGCATCGAACTGCACCCACGAGACTTTTACGTCTACTGCTGCAGACTTGCCATAGATTAGCAGCAGCGACATGGATTAGCTCACTTCACCTGCAGGTGCTAGTCCGTTGGTAACCAAGTACGTGTAGATCGCATATGACAAGTCGTCTCTCCTGGTCAGCCCAGGCGTGGACATAGCGTCCAGTATTACAGACGTGTTCTCAGGCGAGATCGAAAGTTCCAGACAGTCAATCTCGTTCCACTCGCCATCTTCTTTAACGTACCCCTTGCGCAGAGTGACCATTGCGCTGCCGTCTGCATGCAAGATCAGCGGCAGCAGCTTGTACGCGATGCGTACCGTATCAGTGAAAATCGGCATAACTACTCCTTAGACCAAGGGGATCATCTCTTGCGAGACGGTTGAAAGGTGAGACTGAAGCAGGATACAGTCGTAGTTGTCCGTGCCGTCGATAACGCAGTACGAAGCCATACGCTTACCTTGCGCCGCCGTGCCAGCCTGCAGGAAGTCGGTCGGTGTGAACGGTGCCATTACCCGGTTTTTCACATCGAAGCGGTACATCTGGTTGACCGCAGAAGCCACATAGGCGTTCATGTAGAACATGCGGCCCTCGTTTTCGTAGGGAGAATACGCACCGCATGACGCTGCGGTAAGTGTCACTGCACCGTCGATGGTCTGACCGTTGGTCCATGAGCCGTTTATGGCCCCCGCGATGTCCAGCATGTCAACCGTCGCCGAGCTACCCCGGAAGAAGTGACAGTGGCTATGACGCGCATTACGAGCGTCATCCGGCTGAATACCCCACGACGGTGCCCACATACAGCCTGTGGCCATCGCATTACCTGCGGCTGCGAAGTAAGTAGTGCTCCAAGTGTCCGCAGTGATGCTGTTGGTGCCGTTGTTGATGGTCGCGTCGGTGTAGTTATAGGTGTAGACCGTGGTGGTCGCAGAGGAACGCGCCACAATCAGGTTCGGCAACTCGATGACGTACTTGGCAGAGGACGAAGGCGTTACCGTCCATGTTGTGCCAAGTGTGTAAACCGGCGAAGGGCCAGCCGTGTGCGAGGCAATGATGCGGCGCTGACCGACTGCCGTTGGCGTGGCGGTATCCTGCACGATGCGAATCTGGAAGTTGCGGTACTCGTTGGCGAGAATCACAGCGTCACCCAGCGTTGCCTGCCCGGTCAGCGTCCCTGGAGCCGCCGCAGTCGCAGCGAGCGCGTGGCGCGTCTCTACCCCGGAGTCATAGACGAATGTGCCCTGGATCATGCCCTCACCCGGCATGCAGTCGTAAGGTGTGTACTGCTCGTCCAACACCATGAACGCGGTGTCGGTCGACACAGTGGCCGGTAGATTGGTGCTTACCTTGTTGGCAAGGAAGTTCGTCGCCAGTTCGTAGCTACGCAAGATTGAGGCGGCGAGAGCGCCGGCAGACAGCATGAACAGGCGACCAGCGACGATTTCGTACCGTGCGCCAGTGGCCGGCGTAAACGAGAATGCGGACAGCACTTTTATCGTCGGGGTGGTGCTTGCTGTGTTGCCGACGATGTAGCGCTCTTCCGTCTTGCCCGCTGTGGTGTCGGTGATGCGCAGCTTGAAGCCGTAGTCACCTGAACCTCCACGATTCGCCAGCATGTTGATACCTACCGCTGCGGGGAGAGCGGTGGACAGCACGACAGAGGTTGTCGTGGCACCGGCTGCGATGGTCCCGACCAGACCGAAGCTAGGTACGAAAACCGCTTCTGCACCGGCAGCGTAAGTGCCGCCAAGTGCGGGGGACCCAATGAGGTTCCACGCCTTCGTGACGATGTTGTATCGGTTGAACGTCGTAGCGTTGACTAGGTTGTAAACGAACGGGTTCCTGCTGATGCCTGATCGCATGTCGGACGCGAGAATACCCGCAGCAGTATGGGCGTTAGGCGACGGAGCAACCTGTCTCCACGCCAGCATGTCGATGACTTTTTTGAATGTGTTTGCCATTTAGGTGATCCTCGCTCTTACGTTTAAGTTCCATGCCGCGTTGATGTTTGCGCGAACTTGAGCATCCGCGTTGAATCCGCCGATGTTGGTTTGGCTGGTCAGGGTTCCCACCGTGGTGACACTACCAACGCTGGTGACACTACTCACCGTGGTGACATTTCCCAGCGTTGGCAGTGTCTCAACCACCACCGTTCCGCGCTGCCGTTGCAGTGACTTGTCATAGCCCAGAGGCGACAGCAGCATCTGTAGGATGCGACCGAGTATTCCGTTGCCGTCGCTGTCTTGTACTGGGACTGGGTTACTCTCAGAAGCATCTACAGCTTCGCCGTCGCCGCCATGTGTAAGCTTGACACGTTGGTACTTGACGCCGCCTATGTCGTCTGAGGCAATTACGTCCCCAGTTCCGGGTAAGGTGGTGTTATCAGACATTTATTGAGCCTCCAAGGTGACACTGAGATCGGCGTAGTCAGTGATCGCATCACACTCAGCGCCGGATAATGTGATGGTGTAGTCAGCCCAGGACGCGCCGAGACTGGTGAACGTGCGGGTGGCGATAGTCGTTGCACCCTGCTTCAAGGTAGCCACCAGATCATTACCGTTGGCTGACTGAGCGCGGATCGTGATGACCTGACCGGATGACGTTGCCGGGTCGGTGACTGCGTTGAGTGCCACTTCGCAGGTGCTTGCCGTGGTTGTCTCGATGTAGTCGGTGTCGCTGGCGGTCGTTTCGTCCAGCATGTCATAGAGGTCTGAGCCGGTTGAAGGTGTCCATGCGCCTGCTGAGATGTCGGAAGATGGTCGTGCAAAGCGAAGTGCAGCCCCACTCAGCGTCGTCCAAGTACCGACAACCTGCACAACATTGGAATACGTCGCGCCGTCATAGATTACCGCTGCGCTGTCGTACTCAGTCGATGCGCTTAACCCGGTAGCTTCTAGATACTGACCCGATCCTGTCCATGCGGCATTGCCTGCCCACGATGCCGCTGCACCTGTCGAATCCTGCCCGGCGACGATTTGCACATTTGACGGTGTGCCGGTGCCTGCGGGGTAGGTGACGATGTAGAGCGTTTGCGGCATAGCTTATGCGCTCGCGGTCAATCGTCCGCCGCTACTGGTGATGTTGCTCACCGCGAGGGAGGTGAGAACGGGGAATGATGATCCGAAGGAATAGATGACTTGCTTCTTATTTTTATACAGGCCGAATATCTCACCTTTAGTCATCAATCTAGATATTTCTGAATCAGTCAGTGCCCTGTTCCAGTTAGCGGCAAAGTGCACCGCAGAATTGGATTCTCCAGATACATTTCTACCAACAATAATCAATCTATTTGCTTCAGATACCTGAATTAAATTAGTCAGTGATCCTGAGGTTGATACGATTGAACCGTTGTCTGTTCTAGCGTGAATTGAACTACTCGCGCCGTTAAACCGACCGATCACCATCACTACCGTACCGAGCGTATGGGGCGATATAGCGACGGATAAGGCTGATCCAACGTTATTATAATACAACTGAAATTTAGCATAAGCGACCCCAACATCCGTCCTTGTATGCAAGTGCCAACCTTGGCAATCTATACCGGAAACATAATTACCATCATAGAACTGAGAACCTATTGCCGTAGCACTGCTACTCATGATTGTGGCAATAGACATCACCGTGAATGGTTGCCCCGCTGCATATCTTGATTTTGCTAATTTTGTCTTATCTATTGTTTGAGCGACACCATTTCCATAGTAGGCATCTTTTTTGAAACTTGGTTGGTCAAAGTTTGCAGCTGAATATAACGCTGCGTTATTGACAATCTCATGTGTACCGTTGAAAAGGTGTTGTAACCCCTTCGTAAGTGAATTGTTCCAATTTACGCCAACAGCCGATTGCGGCTGCTGCGTAAACCTCCGAGGCAGGATTATCGAAGCCACGATTTAGGCCGAGTTCGCCGAGATATTGGCTTGGTAGACGTTGCCAGAAGTCAACGCTACACCAAGATCATTTTTAACCACCAGTTTCAGGTATCGCGCAGTCGGCAATCCTGAGATCGAGAAAAACTTGCGGTGGGTGTTGGTGTCGTTCATCGGCAACACACCAAGAAAATGCAAATCAGATTCTTCCGTTGCCGTGGTTCCGCTTTCCGGACCTGAACCGTAATTGCTGTTATCAAGGCTGAACTTGCAGAACAGCACCAGTTGTTTGTTGCCTGATGGCGTTCCGTTGGCGTCAGCCTCCACCTCGAAGGTGACATCAATCGGAATGGCTGCGCCAAGGTCAATGGCGGAAGACATGACGTAAGTCGCACTTGCCAGCGTGCCAAGATTGAGAACTGATGCGCTGCGCGTACCTTGCGCTAGGGTGGTTGTGGTCATGGTTTATCCCCTTGTCGATTGCGCGATTTGTTCGATGGTCACGCTGCCGAGTCCTGCTTGTTCCGCCCGCGAAATCAGCGTATCGGCCAGGCTCAGAATCACCAGCTTGTTCGTTTCAGTGAAATCCGGGATCAGTTCTTCAGCGACCAGACCATCCAGAACTTGCGTGAACTTGCCCAGGATCATCGGATTGCTCAGGTCGAAGATCGGGAATACTTCGAGCGCACGTTTAGCTGCAACGCAAGCAGGCTGCTGGCTGGCTTCGATAGCTATCAGGAGGTCCACCAACATCAGATACTGGCGAATGTCATGACTTGCGACTTTGCCTTTTGCTGGAATGTCTTTGCGGTTGAGGATTGCCGCAACTACGCCGTCTGCTCCGACGGCGATGTGCGGAGCGAGTTCTTCGGCCAGCGGGCCGGAGGTGAGTTCTTCAAGTAGTGTGGTCATGATTATGCGAACCGAACCAAGCCGGTCGTGCTGTCGTTGGTAGGCATCGTCAGCGTGAAGTTACCCGCCGTGATGGTCTGGCTACCGAAGGTGAACACGCCGATGGAGCGATCCGAGTCAGTGGTGGAGTAGATCATCACGGCATCGAACGCGGTTGCCAAGGTGACGGTGGTCCAGGCGATAGACGCCGAAGGAGTCCAGTAAGCTGTAGTGCCAGTCAAGCCGGCACTGTTCGCATTGGTGACGGACGCGCCGGTTGCGGTGTAGCCAGTACCGGAGACTTCGCCAGTGGCGGTGTACGCCGCGTTGGTCGGGCCAGTGGTTGCCGAGGCCAGATACAGCGAGCCTTTGAGGGTCTTGCCGTTGACGATGGCTGCGAGAGCTGCCTGTTTGGCAGCGCCGGTAATGCCTTGTGAATTCGCCATGATGGCTCCTTAATTCAAAGATTGGGTGATAGGTTCAGCGGTCAGCCCGCGCTTGGTCAAAACGTGCGCAGACTCACGCACAACTTCATCACCCAGCGAGTAGGTCTCTACCAACTTGGTGTATTCGTCGGTCACTTCCCAGCGTGTGGCGTAGGCCAAGTCGCTGATCGGGAGGTTTCCTTTGGTGGTGTAGATCATCGGTGTCGACATGGTCAGCCCTTATATGGTCATAGTCATTCAAGTGGTTTTGAAATCAGGTAGAGATGCTGCGGCGTCAGCCAGTGAGAATCATTCATATCAATGATTGGATGCCCCGTTTCCTGTGCGGCCCATGCAATCAACTCATGGCAGACCCATTTTTCTTTGTGCTGCCAGTTGCGCCTGAATACCCAGCCGAATAGGTACATCCAGTCATAGGGTTTGCCGATCTGGCTAAACGCAGCCGACCAAACAGCCACCGGATCAGGATGCGGAATCATTCTGAAATCCCAATCGCCGCGCGCTATGTAGGCATCGACCTCGCGCACATAAACACCAGACGGTTCTGCTATGCCGGATGACTCGATATAGCGGCGATTCATGCCAGGGTGCATCAGCATGCAGTGCGACCAGCGCCCGCGTGTCAACCACTCGATCATTCGACCAATGATCGTGTTTGATCGAGAAAACCCGATGACAAGATGCGTCATCAGATTGTCACCCCCATGCTTTTCCCAAGCGCATACACACCGTATCCAATCGCTCCGAGTACGGCCGCAATCGGGATGAAGTTATCGCGCACCCATCGCATGACAGCCCAGAATCCCTGAATCTTTGCCCAAGTGTCTGGGAAGTCGGTCATCTTGGTCATTGTGTTGGCAATCGTCTCGAGCGACGTATTGATAGATCCGATTGACTCGGTCATCTTGTGGACGTCTGCGCGCAGACCATGAACTTCAATCTTCACAGATGTGACTGACTCCTGAATGCGCCCGATATCAAGCTCAAAAGTCTGCTTGCACTTGTCGACACGATGCTCAAGCGCCTCTAGCTTTTCGCATGCCTTGCTTGAGGCGCGACGATCGGGTCCGCTCCATGTATGAGCGTCTTCGCACGATTCGGATTGTCCTTCTTCCTGCATGGCTTCCCTCATGGTGAGACAACACGGTAGGCGACAGAGCCAATATGAAGCTCTCCACCGGGCTGCACCGTGAGTGATTCGTTGATATTCAAATTTCCTTCGTCGCCACCGGTCAGTCCGACAGTTCCATCAAAAACAGAATCTCCGGAAACGGTTGACGCGCGGAACCAGACAGCATCTTTGCCGCCTGATGTGTTTGTATCCGGAGTCAACGGGAGCGATAGAATCACACCGTTGACAGCAGGATTGAATGCCGGTAATCCGAACCGAAGCGTTGCGAGCGGAATGTCCGCCGGCGCTATGTCGCAAGATGCTGGCTTCGCATCCCCGTAGACGTGCAGATACCCGTCATCAAGACTTGAACCAACAGCATCCGCCTGCAGATTGACGGCGAACGTCGAAACCTTCGTCTCACGCATCGCTCACCTCAACACTCATCGAACCGTCAGGATTGCGGCGAACGGTCTGGCTGCGCGGCTTCTGTTCCGGCATCTGCAGCGTCAGGTTTATTTCCATCGGCTTGCGCTCTTCTGCGAGCATGGCGGTCAGCGCCTTGGTCATGTCGTCCGGTTTGCTGGCTGCATCCGCGACAGCATCGATGCGAACAGTTTGCTCGGCGAGCGCAGCAGAAAGTGCATTTGTCTGGTCGGCCATTGCCTTCTGCATGGCATCGACCAGCGGTTGCATGTCCGTTGCTGCAACATTGATCACAGGGGCTGGAGACTCGGCCGGAAGATAGACGGTTTTCTCAACCACGGTCGGATCTGACTTGACCAGCGGTTTGCCCAGCACAATCTCGCGCTCGTCGGCCATGTCTTCGTCGTCTTCTGGCATTTCGCCGGAAAGGAAATGGCGCTTGCCGGTCAGCGGGTCTTCGACAACGGAACCAGACTCGCCACGATCAACGACGTGGTACTGACGCTCGGCACGTTTCTTGTGACCACGGAACGCATCCCAGAGCACGCCGCTAAACTTGCCGTCTCCAGCGTCTACGGTCATCCCATCCTTGCCAATGGCGCGGACACGACCGGAAGTCACGCCTGATTCTGGGTGACTATAAAACACCTCGTCATCGATTCCGACACCGTACTGGTTCGCTTTTAGGAGGGATTCACCCAATGCGTCTCCAGACTTCGCAAGACCAGATTTGTCGTCATCGCCAGCACGATCCCCACCGCTATTGTCAGAACCGACAGAACCACTACCAGCGCCAACAATGCCGCCCTTTCCCTCATCGTCATCGTTTTCGTCTTTCTGTTCGCTACCGTCCTGCTCTTCTGCACCGTCTTCTCCATCTTCCTTGTAATCTGGGTGTTGCTCTTCGCCGCTTGTGTCCGGGCCTTGCTCGGCCTGTTGTTGCTGCTGCATGTCGTTCATCCACGCACCGACCAGCGACGGGTTTGCAGGCGCATCGCCCCAAACAGCGTCGCTCTTTTCGTACCCCTCTTGAGCGCGGATTTCGTTGATCGACAGAATCGCCTTCTTGAGTTCGTGCCGCTTCTCCTGGTCAACCTCGTCAACCCCGGTCCAGCGGAAAACGTACTTGTCGCCAAAGTCGCCCAGGACGTAATCGGTAAACAGGTTCTCGAAATAGGACAGCAGCGGGCGCAAGCCCTTGTCCTTCGAGTCCGCCAGGCGCTCTGCGGTATCGGAGCCGGACAGCGCGGACTTGCCTGAACTGAACGATTCGAAGTTGATCTCGTCCGGCGCAATGCCGTAGACGGCGCAGATGATCGAAGCCAGGAAGGTCATCCACTTCGAGAAGTACATCTCATTGAATTCGACGCCGAAGTTCTCGAAACTGGCCTTGCTCTCCTGGTCCTTGGAGATCATCACCGGGACGGTCCAGGAGTTGTTAACCCCCTTCACCATCGAGTTCCAGTAACGCTTAAACGCCGCCAGGTCATCCGCGCCATAGTTGCCGGTCATGTGCAGCACGCCGCGCGGGATGGAGTTGTCCGAGAAGCCCCGGATGTTCAAGGTCATGGCGTTCAGGAAGCCGGTGACAACGCGCACCAGAAGCTCGGTCTCGGACAGGCCATAGCCAGCGGTCAGCACATTCGACTGCGGGTTGCGCGGCTCGTAGACCAGATCGTAGTGCGAGTAGGCAGCCCTGATCTGCCCCTGAATAACCTGCAGCGCGTAGATTTTGTCGTCGCCCCGGTAGCCTTCCTCGGAGCACAGGCGGATGGTCGCGCCATCGACCGCGTACAGGCCATCAATGCCGAGACTGCGGTCGCGCTTGAATTCCGTCTCAATGGCGCAGGAGTCCATGACCAGCGAGTCGCGCACCGCTTTAGCCATGAAGCTGCTGAACGTATCGCGGCCAAGGATTTTCCGTTTGCGCGGATTGAACTCCCAGCCGCAGTTAATGAAGAAGCGCTGCAAAAGCTGGACCGATTCGTCCTCGCTCTTGGTCAACTGGTGTGTCTTGTCGATGTGGTTGATCGTGAAGCCCGGACCGTCGCCAGACTCCTGCACTTTGCAGAAGGCGTTGACCTGGCGGATGCGGGTCAGCATCACCGCACCGAGAACCGGAGTCTGATCGACCATCGCGCGCAGCATGTCGAACGACATATTGCCAGGACGTTCGATGTAGTCGCCCTGTAAGGTAATTGTAAGGTCGTCAATCTTGACCGACTGCATACCCTTCTTGCCGGCGTTCTTCGATGGGAACGGAATGACGTTGGCCTTGAGCATTTGCTGCTCACGCCAGAGATTCGCCACATGATCAATCATCGGGCGGATATTGTCGGAATGGACGATATCGGCCCGCGAAATGGAGGCTTTTTGCAATTCCGACTGTGCGTCGTATCGCTCGTCGGCCGGAGCGCTCTGATCGAATGCTGGTGAAGTCATGCGCTAAATGTTGGCGTCACGACTGAAGACGATGAAGCCAGCGCGCCACATTCCAAGGCTGGCGCTTGGTTTAAGGAGTGGTATCCGTCAGTTTTCTCTGCCAGGCACGGAAACCGTCGTCACGCAACCGATGTGGCACGGTATAGCGCAAGTCGATATGAAGCCTGAGATGTCATCTTCACGTCACGACGCGCGACGCGCGAAATAATCGCACGCTGGATCGTCTGACTTTACGCGGCATACTCTCTCCGTGCAGTGAAGGTCTGCCTCATAATTGCAACCACCGCATGTGTCCGATGTTTCGAGTGAGATCGTCTTTCCGGGCATGCCATTGATGGTCTTCAAGACGCGCCCCTCCTTGATGTTCGGGATGAATATCTCAACCTGAGAACTGCCAATCAGTTCCATGAATGCGCGAGACAGACCATCGACCTGATCGTCCCAGGTACCATTCGGGAACATTCGCATCTCGGAAATCAGCGCGTCGTTCCAGTCGGCCTTTAGCATCATGACGTTCCCGACGTTGATCTGGCTGGCGAACGGCTCTGCCCGCGTGATCTTGCTGCCAGTCTCCGGAGACGTTTTGACCGTGTAACCGGCCAGCTTGCGCACCAGATACTTGATCTGAGTCACACCAGCCTGTCCAGGGTCTTGTGGAATTGAGATGCGGCATGTGTCGCCGTCCCGAGCCGCTGTATTAACCAGCGCAGCATCCCGTTCATCAGGACCAACGCGGATGCGAACCATGTCGCCGATGATCAACCGCCCATCCGGAAGCAGGCCAAGCTTCGGCCCAGCAGACCAGTCGCCGGTTGTTGTTGAGGCGAAGTCCCAGCCGCGCACCCAATCAATCGGGCCTGCAGGAATTGCCCCGACGATCTGGATGTTGTCCGGCTTGAAGATGCCACCAGCCAACGGAGACGGGCGCTGCATGTACTGGCCGGCGAACGTGTACGGGTCGGCCATTTCCATCTGGCGCAGCATTTCAATCGAGTGCTTCTCGGGCCAAAGCGCCTCGCCAGTTTCAGTGATCGCGGACAGGCATAGATGCTCCCATTCCTCTCCGCTGCCACCGTTCAGCAAGAAGCCAGTCATGTCGTTTTCATGCAAGCGCTGCATGATGACGATGATTGGCGTCTCGGGCGAGTTCGTCCGACTGGCAATCGTGTTCGTGAAGCGGCGGTTGATCCGGTCGCGCATCGTGTCCGAGAAAGCATCATCCGGCTTCAACGGGTCATCAATGATGATCGCGCCTGCAAATCCATCTGCCGGGCTTCCAGTTCCAACTCGACGCCGGCCCATTCCGCCAGCACCGAAACCGGTAATCGCACCGCCTGCTGCAGTCGCATACAAGCCGCCGCGCGCCTCAGTAAACCATTTCTTTTTACTGTCCGAGTCTGCGCGCAACGCCATCGGGAAGAACTTCTGATACTCGGCAGACTTGACCAGATCCCGGATCGCGCTCGAATTGTCCAGAGCCAGGTCGTCCGAATAGGACAGGTGGATAAACTTCGCCGCCGCGTTGTTCGCCAGGCACCAGGCGATGAACATCTTGACGGCAATTTCAGTGTTGTGCGTCACCACAAGGTCGCGCCCAGCGCAGAATAGGTGGTCCGGAGCTTCAACGGAGAAGCAAACCATTTCACGCGATTCGACCGGAGAAATATCAGCAACAAACCTGCGCGGGCTGTTGCGCTCACTGCGTCCACGCACAAGGTCCAGCTTGCGCTTGAGTCGAAACGCAACATCCCCGTTTGCCAAAGAGATGGACGTTTTATAGGCCCGCCTGCCACATTCCGGCTGGCTCTCGTTGCACCGCCAAGTACCGCCAAGACTATTAATCAAAAAATGGAGATCGTCTGAAAGCCTTTTACTTGAAAAGCTAACCGACTGCTCTCCATTCTTCTTGTTTACCGTTCCGTCCGTATCGGAGATACCTTGAAGTAGCGCGAGTCGCTGGCGATGGCTTGACCGGAAATACACATCAGGTATGTGCTTGTTTTTCAGAACACCAAGATCCAATAGCGCGCGACCGAAACCTTTCCTGATCCCGTAAGTTGTTGCCCGTCCAGAGGATTGATGCTTGTGAGGTTTCGGTTCGAAGCCAGAAAAACAGTCGATTATTTCCTTGTCCATCGTTGTTATCGCGGCATAGTGCGAATGACCGTCACCAAGCCACAACCCAAATAGATACGGGTCAATTGGCAGTGAAATATCGCAATCATTCCCGTCAGCAAGAACGGGAATGCGCCACTTTTTACGACCATCAGCCTCAAACAGATCTGCAGCCAATTCGTCTGTTTTCTTGATCTGCCATGGAGCCGTCCATGAACGATCTGACGATTTGTCTCGTAACCTGGCAGACCACAAGTGCTCACCGCAAGCAACAAGCGATGCGCCATCCGAGAATGAAACCTTATAGGCTGGCTTTACCCCTTGCGGATAAACACCAAGCACGGCCGTCCAGCGCCCATCACTTCCGAGAAGACTTCCACCAACACGCACATCACCAGCACGAACCCATCCTTCTGGTGTCCACATTGGCGTGTCAGAGTCAATTGCCTTCGCGTAACGAGGCGGAATGTTGATGATCAACCGCCGCGTCTCTCCGCGCGCCACCCGTACCAGCGCATCGAACAACTGCGCGTGATACGGCTCCAGCATGAAGCTCTTGTTGTACTGAGCCTTGAAGAAGAAGCGGACGAAGTAATCGAACTCCGTCAACAACCTCACATACTGCAGATCCAGCAGTTCTTGCTCAGAGTGCTGCATCGAGCACGTCACGCATCGACCTCACGCGTTCCGGAGAACGATCAATCTGGACGCTTGTCTGAACCGTGTTGTTGATGATGGTGTCGGGAGACTTCCCAAGCACCGACTCCTGCGTCTTGGCAATTGCAGTCGCCGCCGCATTCAGTTCGGCATAGCCGGCGTTCACGCCGTCGCGCTGAACCTTGGTCGATACCGTCTTCGCAATGAGAACATTCGAGTTCCGAAAGAACGCTTCTAGCTTTGTCCGCTCGTCGGCCAGGGTGTTGATTACTCGCTGATCTGTTGAATCTTTCTGTTGAATTTCGGCCTTTATTGCCTCAACCCTTTGAACCGACTCAACTTTTTTTTCAACAAGCTGTTGAATTTCGCCGCCCTTCTTCCAGCCTTCTGCCTTCGCCTTCTTGCTGATCGAGCTTCTATCCTTGATCGCCACTTCATCCCTGGCAGTGATATCCGCCAAAGACAGGCCAGCCTCAAAGAATGACCGAGCAACGCGCCACTGTTCGTCCGTGTATGCCATCAGCGCACCCTCACAAGCCGTGGATGAACCCACATGGAGAACAGCACGCCGGTCGGACCGCCAGCCAGGGTTGCTGCAATCTCAGACCAGGACGCAGACGGTATCAAGCGCCAGAGCACGATCTGGACAGCACCGATGGCGACGCTGGTGAGTGCGGCAAGGAGGTAGTGCCGGCCATGGACGTTCTGCTGCTGGAAGACCAGGAGCGCGACGACAGCGAATGCTGATGCGAACAGCGCGAGTTCAGTCATCGCCAGCCTCGCTCTCAACGTTGCGCAGGACGGCATCGCATTTTCTGCAGATCACGATGAACTCCTGAAACGGGCTGCACTCCGTGGACGTCCGGTCAGACGGACCCATGTATGCGACATCGGAGAAATCCACGGTCTCGTCGCATTGTGTGCAGACCTCGCTCATTGGATCACCACTTGGCACGCTCATCTGCTTCAGATGCCATCTCGCGCAGTCGGTTAATGAAGTTCAATCCGCGAGATGCACACCAAGGCTTCTGCCACTCGTCAACAACACGACGAACCGCCTTGGCGACAGCGCGCCTGGCTACGTGGTCGGCGAACAGTCGGCAGGACACGGAAGTGACGACGGTTTTGTTTGCCGGGTCATCGAACTCGAAGAACTTGTCGAATTCGTCCTGGATGTCGTCTCGGCTCATGTCTTGGGTCATGCTTTCCTTGCCTCCATGATTGAAACCGACACGCTCGCACCGGCAAACTCGTTGTCGAACTGCGCGCTCCAGGAAACATCGAATCCAGGCAAGGTGAACTTGTTGCGCATGCTGGCCGGCAGGATCGCCACCAGTCTGCCGCCCGGCTTGACCCGGTTTGCGGCAGCTTCGACGTGCGCCTGCGCCCTGCCCTCGCTGAACGGAGGATTCATAACGACTCGGTCGAACATCGCACCGGTTTCCTTCGCCCACTGGATGAAGTCGGAGCAATCCACCGTGTGGCCTTTTGACTTCAAAACCTTGCAATGCAGATCAGACACCTCGACGCAGACAGTGCGGTCCATTGGCATCAAGTCGGCCAGCCCACCGATGCCGGCGCTTGGCTCCAAGCAAGAATCATCCGGGCCGATCTGTGCCGCTTCAACCGCGATGCGCGCAAGCCGCTCCGGCGTTGGGTAATACTGGTGCGCCTTTTGGTCTGGAATGCAGCCTGACGCGACGATATCGCGGATGACATCGCGCGGCTCGTAGTCGAACTGGAAGTAGCCTTTCTGCGTCTTCGTACCGCCGATGGCTTCCAGCACCTTCTCTGCCTCATGGCGTGCCGGCTTGCTGTCGCTTGCACTTGCGTAAGAGAACTGCATGGCGTTCGGTATTGGGACGCGTCTGAATTGTTCGCGCCAGTTTCCAGGTTGCGCGACCATTTCAACCGCCTGCGACATTCCGCTCAGAACCTCCAACACTGCGAACGGCAGCGGGCGTTGGATCATCTGGTATTCCTTGGCGCGCTTCTCCCGCTTCGGCTTGCGGCGGAATTCCTCCGGGATGGCAGCCGGGTACATGCTGGACAGGACGCTGTTCAAGCGCCATGCCATGTCCGGGTGAACCTCCAAGTGCGCCGTGCCCTTCTTGTAGAGCCGGATGCGAACCGCGCCGCCGTCCACCGTCACCCATTCACCCCAGCGGTGCTTCAGCGTCTCGATCATGTTGGCGCTGACGCCCCACTTCGGCTCGTCGCGGCCCATGAACTTCGCAATCACGCAGCGCAGATCGTTGATATAGCCTGCCTTGCCGTGCTGCACGCTGTAGTAGTCGTTCAGAACGTAGTTCAGGATCATCCGCTTTCCGAACCCGGCCGGGCTGTTGGTGATGTGCTCGCCGGACAGGTTGCGGAAGATGCCGTCTACCCGCTCGGCAAAGAACTTCGACCGGCTGGCGAGCAGGGTCTCAATCGTTGCGCGTACCGTATCTTCCGTAAACTCTGGACAGGTCATGTCGCGGATTGAGGCGTGCCATTCGTCGCGCCGAGCCTGTGGCATCGAGTCGATCACGTCGGTCAACTGGATAGTCTTGCTCCAGCTTTCCGCATCAAGCGCCGATATCGCGGCCTTTTCATCGAACAGTACAGCAGGCGGAGAGAAGTGCCGATCATTCGACCGTGCGGCCGCGAGGAAGTAATGCACCGCCGCGCCATTCGGGCCGGCGAACTGCCTCGCAATCGCCTCGATGCGGGACCGCATATCACGGTACTGACCCATGATGCCGTCGATCATGTCAGATGACGCCAGCGCGAAGAACTCGGGCGCGTCAGGGTCGATCAACTCCCCGGCGATGGCGTTATGGATGTCGGAAAGATTCATGGCTTTGATTTAGTGGTTTTAGTGCAGCCAATGATACTTGATTTATGTGCATTCATAACAGTTTTGTTTGTCTTTATGCACCATTCCACTTCGACGTCAGAGCATCGATCACCGACTGCGGGAACGGCTCGCCAGTCTCGGCATGAACTGGAACGCGACCGGTGTACATGAAGTAGCGCACAGCAATGACGTCGCAAAACTTCGGATCGAACTCCATCAGCCTGGCGCACATGCCAAGACGCTCGGCGGCAATCATGGTGGTGCCAGATCCGCCGAAGCCGTCGATGATGATGTCGTTCGCCCTGGCGTTGTTCTTTGCCAGGCGCTCCCACAAGGCGACCGGCTTCATGGTTGGATGCATTGCTGACCGCTTCGGCTTGGGAACGTGCAGCAGCGTAGACGGCGCTTCCTCGACAACAGCGTCAGCGTTGAGGTAGTAGATCGAATCTTCAGAGACGATGGCGTAACGGCCATCTTCCATGCGCTGTATGGGCGGCGTGTCGCCGTAGGATTGGACCGTTGTTTGCTTGCGCCCGCCGAACCATGCGCGGGTGGCTCCCGGCTTGGTTGCGTACAGGATTGGCTCATGGCGGTAGTGGAAGTCGCCGCGCCCGAGAACAAGCGCGTTCTTGACCCACATCAGACAGGACTTCAAGTGAAAACCCGCCTTCTTCAGCGCGCCCCGGAAGTTGGCCCCTTCGCTGTCGGCGTGCGCGACGTACATCGCAGCGCCCGGCTTCATCACCGCAAACGAGCAGGTATAAAAGTCGAGCAAGAACTGGTAGAACTCGCCGTCCTTCATGTCGTCGTTCTTGATTTTTCCCGCCAGCTTCGACTCGTAGGCGACGTTGTAAGGCGGATCGCAAACCTGGATATCAGCAAGCTCAGTGCCCATCAGCGCGGTCCAATCCCCCATGTCGGTGGATGACCCGCAGCGAACACGGTGTGGACCGCACACCCAGATGTCGCCAATCTTCGAATACGGATCGACCGGGATGTCAGGCGCTGCGTCAGGGTCTTTCTCTGGATTGGTGAGGTCTGGATCAAGCAAGTCGGTCAGCATATCGCCGAAGCCAAGCAGATCCAGGTCAAAGCCTTCCAACTTCAAATCAGCCAGTTCGACCTTCAGCAGTTCATCGTCCCATCCGCTCGCCAGCGCGATCTGGTTGTCGGCCAGGATGTACGCGCGGCGCTTTGTGTCGCTCCATCCAGAGCAATCAACGACCGGAACAGTGCCAAACGGAATCTGGTCGCCATTTGGCAATTTGATCGGGACACCGGAAGCGTAAAGCTTCTGCGCGCCAAGGACTCGACCGTGACCAGCAACAATCCCTTTCTCGTCCGCAAGGACTGGGTTCGTGAATCCAAACTCTGAAATGCTTCCTGCGATTAGGGCGACATTCTTGCTGTCGTGCGTCCGCGCATTTCTGATGTACGGGATCAGGCTGTCAACGCTCGCATAGCGTGTGCTCAACGACTCAGATTGCTTTTCTGCGGTTTCCATATCACTCCAGTGTGGCGTCACGATTGAACAAGCTCTTGCATGAGGACGACTTCATGCGGGAATTCCGGTGTTTTTTCAGGGTTTGGAACACAGCGAACGCGGCTGCTGGCACCGGACGGATAGTGGTGACCACAGAAGCACAGTTCTTTGAGCTTTCCAGTCTCATGCCCACAGTTCGAGCAGCGATATCCAGTAACCGGAAGCGGTTCTTGCTTTGGCTTATCATTGGAAAATCCAATGAAATCCAGCGTTGAGGATTCCTTCGTCGGCCTCGGCTTTGCCGGGGTGACAAGACCGGCATCTGACTCGACAAATGACAGGATGCGCCCGACACCGCAATGACGGCACATATGGTCTACCAACTGATATATCCGCATTCAGAACAACCTCAACTGAACAGGTGCAGCATGCGTAAGAAGACCAGTGACGAAGATCTTGTGCTGGCGCTTCATGGACCCGGCAAGCAGGAAGTTACTGGTCAGCATTCGGACTGCTTTTCCACTACAGGATCGAAAGGCCAGGACAGCCGCCTCTACTGGCGAACAAAACCGGTCAAGGTGCGCGTGTCCACCTCCCTGCACGTCATAGTCGACTGAGTGCAGGCGTTTGGCGTGCGTCGGATATGACCCCTTCGCATTCATGCCGATAAGCAACTCACGCTCTCGGTTGTAGCAAGAGACGCAGATCGCACCGCGTATCAAGCGCTGATCTGTTCTGCCGCATCTGGCGCACATATGACGCGCCACCTCGCGCACAGGGAGAGCACCAGCATGTAGCGCGCCGATATCGCACTCACGGCAGAGTATGCGATTGCAGTTCTCTACGGTGCCGCGAGCACTTCGCCAGTTTTTCGCGCAGGCATCGACAGAGAACGTCCCGCGATATGGAGTGCATTCGAAATAATCACCGTCAACTCCGTCAATCTTCAAATATTTCACCGTTGCCACCCCCGCGCTTTGACCACATTGATGAAACCAAAGACTTCAATTTTTCCGCTTGATCCGGGCCATGCAGCGCCTCGAATTTCATGACCAACGACTGCCTTGCTTGTAAGTTTCTGGTGATCAATATCTCGCGCGCCGCTATGTAGGTAGGGAACGCGCAAAGAGAAATGCGAAGCCGTTCCTGACAGCAGAATCTTTCCGAATAGACGTTTGATTCCGATGTGCATAGCGCGCAATCTACCGACTCAACATGATCTGGAATTGCACTTCCAGAAGCTGCGGGTTCTCCAAGTGAATCTCTGCGCAGTTCCAACAGACCTTCGCTGACATCTTCCTGCCGAGTCCGTTGTGCATCAGGAATATGATCGGGCTGGCTGAAGATATCGGCTCCCCGCACGTCGCGCATGCCAAAGAGGTCCGTGAACTCTGTGGTGGCGGGAGTAGGACGGGCGGGTTCACTCACGTTCCAGCGCTTCAATGGTCATGGCGAGCAGGATCGGCTCGCTCAGTTTGTAACGGCGCTCAAACTCCCTGGTACCGAGTCCGTGCAGGCCGGTCGCTCCACGGTGATGCTCCGGGCACAGACCGATTGCAAGCCAATGACTGGCCCGCTGCGCCATGCCTTCAGAGAAGCGCGGGTGATGCACCTCTGCCGGCGTCACGCCATAACCAAGGTGCCTGCACAGCACACAGCCGAGACGTGCAACTCGGTCTAGATGGCGCTTTTCTGCTGACGTGCTCATTCCCCGAACCCCATCAGAATTGTTTCCATCATTTCGCTCGGGTCTTCCAGGTGCTTCCAGAGGTAATGCGCCGCGTGCGGGCCGCGCAAGAAGTCGATCACTTGATCGTGGTACCGGTGAAACTCTTCCTCGTCGGCCTTGGCGTAACTGATCGACTTCGGGATCGGAACGACGCCACCCTTCGGGCCGGCAGCCCAGATCACCCAGGCAGCGCCGACCTTCAGCCAGTAGCGGAATTGCTCGAAGTCGGTGAACTTGTCCTGCGCATCGAACACCGACTGCTCGATCTTCATGTGCCGACGATGGAACGGACCGGAACGCGGAAACACCATCTCCAGAACTGCCATCTCGCCAGGACCAAGCGCAATGAAGCGCTTCCACATGCGACGCCATGCGCGCTTGTCGTCCTTGTGCGCGCCGTCGATGACGCCGAACAGGAATCCGCGAACCTGTTCCAGAACGCTCTCTGGCGGCAGTTCCTGGTTGGTTCTGGCGATGGTGATGACAGTCACTTGCGCGCGCCTTCATGCTGGTTGGATGCACGCGCCGTCTGCATCTGGATGGCACGCGCAACGGCGTCGCCAGCCTCTTGCAGATCTTGAAGCACGTCACCCTTCCCGCGCAGTCCGGAGCACAGCAGTTTCTTGATCGCGTGCTGACGAGCAGGACAGGTGACGGAAAACGCGTCCAGAACCGCGTACACGTCGAGCGCCCCATCGACAAGGCACACCGCTTTTCGCAGGTACTTTAAACCGCTTTTGTTGAACGTCGGTTCTGCTTCAGGAATATCCGGGATAGGTTCATCCGCCGCGTAGATGTCACCACCACCAAACGGCCCCGCTTCAAACGTGCCAGGTTTCACGGAATCACGCATGAAATGGTTTGTCGTTCCATGGCATTCTGAACATGGGTATTTGTTATCAGGCGTTGCACTGTGAATGCAGCTTTCGCACGTTTCCATTTCACTCTTTCGGTGTGAACCATGCCGCATCAAAGTACGTATGCGGTGTGGTGTTTCTTGGGGCAGGCGTGACGCGATAGCTCACGCCAGACTGGCTGTATTTCGTTTCCATGCGACCAACAATCTCGACATCAACCGGGATACCACTGAAGTTTGTCGTCGCCTTGTCGCCAACCTGAAGGTCAAGGAATGTCTTCTTTCCGTCGCCAAGATGCGGACAGTCCGTGCAGGCCATATCGCTATGGCGCAACGTGTGACCACATGCGATATCAAGCCATGGCGTAGTCACTAGATTTACGATTTGGCGACGCTCAAGCACATGGTCTGATGCATAGACATTGCGCACAGATGCAGGAATCGAAGCCGTGTCATTGCCGCCACGCTTTAATCCCCAGCATCCGTACCGATGGCCGGCGTTATGAACACCAGGCTTCACAGAGATGCCCTCACGCCGCCGAACCGGTCAAGATCAGCCATCATCGCCATCGCTGCATCGAACACATCTCGATTGGATGAGCGCATCAACGCGGGCAATGTCACCTTAATGGCTGCTCGGATCGGCAACTCTTCTGACGGCGTGATGTGGTTATCTTCACGCGACATGACGATTCCGATCATCCTGATGATTGCATCAGCCTGGATGCGCTCAGGGCCAGACTTGAACATCCGTCGAATGATGTCAGCGTGCGCGCACAGCATCGAGTAATGCTCCTGAGTCGCCATGCCAGCCTCTAGCGCAAGCAAGGAGGCATGCACATCACCCTCTGTCATCCACGCATTCCGCATGTTCAGAGGACGAATCACCTCCTTCTGGCGATAGCGCTTGGCCGGCTTTTTGTTTCCAGCCATGTCAGGTGTTCCCGACCATGGCAACCGCCTCTGCGTTCAGATCTCGGAAGTTTGCGTCGTGCTCGGTGAAGCCGTCCGGGAAACGAGCGCGCAGCTTGTTGATGTTGGCGACGGCGATGTCTTCCAGCGTCACGCCCAGGCCAGTCGCCATCAGCGAGACGAACCACATCAGATCGCCGCATTCCTCGATCATGTTCTGGCGGTCAAGAACCTTCCCGTAACGGCGATGCTTTTTGATCGCGCTGGCGATTTCACCGACTTCATCGACCATGCCCTCGAAGGCGTGACCGATCTGTTCGATTTGCGATTCGTTGCGTGCAGTCCGCATCGCCAAGGATTGATATGCGTTGAGCTTCATGTCGTGTCTCACAAGTTGTTGTCGCGCGGTCTGCGCGTAGGTTTGGAAGATGCCGGCTCGTAGTGGCCGGCGAAGTTTTCAAAGCGAACAACGTCGCCACGGAAGACAGAAGGCACCATCCCAGTCTCGCCGTGCCGGTTCTTTCTGATCAGGATTTCGCAGACACCCTTGTCCTGCGTGTCCGGGTTGTAGACCTCGTCGCGGTAGAGCATCAGGATCGAATCAGCGTCCTGCTCGACAGCGCCAGACTCGCGCAGATCGGCTTGTTGTGGACGGCGGTCTGCGCGGTCTTCGAGCTTTCGATTCAACTGGCTCAAAGCGATGACCGGGCAGCCAAGCTGCTTGGCCGCGATCTTCAGCGAGCGTGTTATCTTTGCGATCTCCTGTTCCCGCGTGTCGCCAGACGACTGCACCAGGCCGATGTAGTCGATGACGACCGGGCCGATCCCGCCATTGCGGCGTTTGAACGTCCGCATCGTCGCCAGAATCTGACTGAGCGACGTGCTGTGGTCGTCGATGTAGACGTGGACCTGTTCTAGTTTTCCGACTGCTGCAGCCAGACCACTCCAGTCGTGGTCATCGAACTGCGCTGTCCGGAATTTCTTCAGATTCACCCGGCCGGCAGAAGACATCAGCCGGTCGACCAATTGGCCCGCCGACATCTCCAACGAGAAAAACAGGCCGGGCTTTTCCGCCGTGGACATGGCATCCGCGATCTGCATCGCAAAGGCACTTTTACCCATTCCTGGTCGGCCAGCGACGACCATCATGTCGCCCGGTCGAACCTTGCCCAGCATGGTGTCGAGATCGGTCAAACCAGTGCTCAAGCCGTCGTCGTTGCCGGCGAAGATGCCGTCCAGCACGTCGATGCGACTCGCCGCCAGCGTCGATGCGCGCACCGGCTCCCGCGTTTCTGCGCGGTCGCCTATCGCCATGATCCGCGACTGCGCATCCGCAAGAATGTCGGTCACATCGCCAGACTGCAGCGCCTCGGTGATCTGGTTCAACGCCACCATCAGCCCGCGACGGATGGCACGGTCTTTGACCTGGGCGGCGTAGGTTTTCACGTTGGCCGACGAGTAGACGTTCTGCGCAAGACTGGTCAGGTAGTCCAAGCCGCCCACGGTGTCGAGCTTGCCGGCACGTTCCAGCGTATCGGAAACGGTGATGACGTCGACCGGCTTACCAGCATCCAGCATCGAGCGGATCGCCTGCCAAGCGGTGGCGTGCGACACGCTGGCGAAGTCTTCCGGGACGATTTCCAGACCATCCGCCGAGTCAGGCCAGAGCAGCGCCACGCCGATGACATGCTGCTCGGCCGGAATGTTTTTCAGGTCGATCATGCAGCCTCCTGCTGGTGATATTTACCCTCGATCAATCGGGCAAACGATGACGGCTGCATCAGAAATTCGAGGTCGGCGAAGAACGGCGACCGGTCCCGGCCATTGACCTGACCGGTCAAAAATTTCGACTGCGCCGCGTAGCCGAACAGGCGGCG